CTATAAAAGTACGATTTTATGTAGACCTAGAAAACTTGTAATTACTTCCTATCCTTGTAACTTTAGTATACCATTTTCATCCTAAGCGATCGATATGATTATGACCTTTTTCGAATATCAGCAATTCCTGCAACTTGATGTTTAGGTATGTACAGACTTTATCTAACAGCTCTCTTGGATACCGCTCCATTTCGTCATTGTAAAGCTTTCTAACAGTCGGATACTCGTGATCAATATCCCTGGAAAGTTTCCGGATACTGATCTTTCTTTGGTCTATTATGGGCTTTAAATTAGATTTAATCATTGTTATCACCTCAATTTTGATCACTTATAATGATCATTAAATTTGTAGTAATGGCCAAGGCTTTCAATCTGCCTTGACCTTTCCTTAAATCACGTTAGAACATGTTTAATTGTGGTGGGGTTACATAATTAATAGTTATCTACCAAATGACTGCATTTCTTGAATTTAAAGAGATAAAATATCACCGATAACTAAATAAGTATAGATAATGTACCTTTCTGCTTCATCGAGCGTCACTTCTGCATGAGTTCCTTTGTTTGCAGCCTCGTGCACACCATCTAACCTTTCACCAATAAATTTTAAATGTGATCCAACAATGGACGAAAATTTTTCACTTGTTGACTTACTATCAATATATTGTATTAATCGATTTATATATTGATCTTCACCAATTTTAATGATTTTTCCCCCAGACAGTGAAATAGGCTCGTCTGATGGTGGATAAAGAGAATCAGCAACCTCTTTAATAATTCTTCTACAGGTATGTACTGCATTTGCCCAATCTTCATCATTAGTTGAATTAAGGTTTTCGTATACTGAAATAAATTTTTGAATTGCCTCAGGGCAGATTTCTTTTAGAACAGTGTCAACAGTTTTACGTTTTCGTTTGAAAATATCCTCTGTTATCTCTCCAAATTTCAACTCATGATTTAAATTGAATACGTACTCATACAATCTAGACTTTACCTTTTCAATTTTCCGGGTAAATTCTCGTATAGCATTAGCTAAGTTTTTTCGCTCAGCTGAATTACCAGGAGGTATAAAGGGTGAAATAGTTGATTGAGAAGATATTGATATATCTCTGTCATATGCTACATTCATTCGAGCTTTTGAGGCTTCAACTGTCGCTTCCATAACAGCAATTGTTTCGGTGAAGGCTTTTTCAACTTTCTTAGGTTTTTTGGCTTTACTTTTTGGATCATCTGTAAAAAAACGCCTTCCAGACCTTGCGCAAGCTTCCCAAGCTTCACTAGTTAAGTAACCTTCTTCATTTATTGCAAAGCCATTAGCTTCATATTTTAACCACTCAACTGCATTGAAATCATTGATTAGACGTGCTAATCTTAAACATTTTAAAACAATATGCTGAGTAGGTATCTCATTCAATTCAAAATTACGTAGTATCTCCTCAGATAAATTTAATGCTTCTAAATTTCTATTCTTAACCATTGACTACCGCCCCTTCCAATTTTTACCCTTAAGGTATTTTAGCATATTTTAGGGAACTCTCTACTAAATTGAGATAAAATTGTTGTTTTATCCACTTCTTTGATAATGTTTGTTTATATCTTTAAGTACAATAGCTTTAATTTTATTTTCATGCTCTTTGTCTACAAAAATCCTTATCACATTATCACAGTCTATGTGTTCTAAATGCTCAAGCTCTTGCTGTGTATCAATATAAATAATATCCCCTATACGTTTATTCCCGTAATTATCAAAGAAATATTTAACTCCCTCGTCATATTCCCTGTCCCATCTTTCCATCCTAATTTGATCAATTGGTGAATTAGAGGTTTCATTCGTAAAGTCAGATTGATCTTCCTCATTTATTTTAGTTGCACTCACTTTCATTTGAACTCGTTCGTTAATTTCTTGAGAAGTATCTTCTATAATAAGATATTGATTAATAATAGAATCTAGTGCGTTAATTATTTTATTTAGATAAACTTTTTTTACAGGCTTCTTAAATTGATTGTAAGTCAAAGGTACTTCAATGTAACCACGGGCAAGTGTATCGTACTCCGCAAAACTATTTGAATTATCATCACGCTGAATTACCTTATATTCAATGCAAAGGCTATTAGTATTACGGTAAAGGCTGGTTTGAAGCGTTGTATTGTTATCTAAATTATATAGGTCGCATGTTGTTTCCATACTTCCTCTGAATTGATTAAAATCTACTTGATATGTACTCATTTTAATGTCTCCATTCTGTTTAAAATATGCATTTTATTTTGATTTGAATGATACAAAACAGCGCCTGCCACAAGGACAGGACGCTTTAATATTTATTCCCCTTTCAAATAGTGCTTGTAATTTTCCAGCATAATGTACTTCCCTTTGTTGTCCTCAAAAACATTCCTCTTCCCTTTCCTGTGAGGCATTTCACGGCGTTCTCCATCAAGAAGGTCGATGTCAATAACACTAACCACTTCCGATCCGTTTAGATGATATTCATATGTACGATGTGCTGGGAACTGTGGGTGTCTCAATGAAACTACTTCCGTTGTTTTAGCTGCTGTTTGTGTTTTCATTTTAATATCCCCTTTTTCTATATTTTTTGTATTTGTTAATTATATTATAATTTGATAATCTATAATAATCAATAATTAAATGCATATTTTTTGTATTTGATATAGCATTAATATTAATTGCTCATGAGGGGGTTTGGGGGTGGTGTGAGCAAAAATTGTTCAGGTGAGGAACGAACCGTTTTGAACAATTAACAGCACCCCCATTCTCTTATTTTATTATTTAATTTATTTTTGTCTCTCTTAAAGACTTAGACGGAAAAACCCTTGGTATTATTGAGCTTTTTTAAGAGTTTAAGAGGTTTATTCTCTTTAACTACCCATTTAACCATTCAATTAGCAGCTCCCTCATCCTTAATGAGGGTATGTATAATGTTATTTCTTCACCATCTCTAATTGCAGATCTCCAAATCCATTGTACTAATTCGGATAATGCAAATGCATCTTGATCAATTGATATTTGATATTTCTCTTTAAAATAATTATATAGAACAGTGTTAACGTATCTGTTTATTGTATACACCAAGTGTTTTTTGTGCTTAAAATCATTGGTAGCTCTAGCATTACATGATACAAACCCTTTTGTATATCCATTCCCCTTTATTTTGTTTTTATGTTCTGAGTAAGTCGTCCACATAGCTTCATCACTTGATGACTTAACAATGTTGTTAAAGTAATTGAATACATTGTTCTTTACCTTCTTGATCGTATATGGTGATTTATTTTTATACCAATTAGATGATAATGAATAATCCAATTGGCCAACTGTATTTAAGTTACCTTCATATATTTTTATTTTATTTCTTAATTGAGCCTTTAGAATACTCTCATATTCAGTATTATGTTTAGTAAACCTGTATTGCCCATTTATAAATTCAGAAACGTATTTTTGATACTTGATATTGTTTATATCATAATAATATCTTTGTATTTGAGCATCAAACATGTAAGTGAGTATATAAACTTCTTTAAACAACTTGAATATATCTGCAGGAAAATTCCAAATCAATATATTGTCTTTAAAGTACATCAGATTATTGTTTAAAGCCATATCGCGAATATCATCATAACGTGTTTCATAGTCCTTTTTTTCTTCGTTCCATTTGACAAATCCGTCTTCAACATATATTAACTTTGATTCAAATAGTGTAGTAAGATCATGCTTCTTAACGCGTAACTGTTCAACTACTTCCATAACTTCATCTAATATCAATGTATAGTTGCCTGAAAGGATCAGCTCCTTTGTTTCGTCATTAGCATTTTTGAATAGATTATGTGTAGCAACAATATTTTTGTTCTGAGATAAAAGTTCATGAAATGACTCAAACTTATATTGTGTTTTGTCACCTTTCTTCTTTACTTTAGGTTCATAAATTTGTTTACTGCTTATGCTCTTCTTAATGCGATCCACTTCATCCAAGTACGGTGTAATGAAAATAAAATTTTCGTCTGTCCCTGAATTATTTATCATGTCAATTGCTGCAGATGTTTTACCGCTACCCATAATAGAATCGATCACTTTAACTCTTTCCATATATTCTCCTTATATTTTAATTTTGTATTGAAAAATAAGGAACGATAATTGCCTTACCGCTCCCTTATTTATAACGCATATTTAATTATCCTTATGTTGCTGCATGATTAATACTGAATCACCTTGTTTTACTTTGCTTATCTCTTCTCTGTACTCTAAAAGGTCTTTATCAATTCTGACAGTTGCTTCTTTGATGGAGTCAATATCTTTCTTGAGCATTTCCAATTCCTTTGTCAGCTGCCGAATAGCATCCAGGAATTTTTTCTCCACTCATCTCACCTCAATGATTTAATTATACCATGAGGCCTATATGATTAGTGTGACTTGTTTCTTAGTTTAAGGAATACAAAATAGATGATCCATAACAGTATGGCAATGATACATGTGACTACAAATATTGTGTTGATTAGTGCCTTTCCTTCGCTGCTGAAGTAATCTTTGATGAGTTGAAACATTAAGAATAAGCCAATGAATGTAATATGGGTAAACCATAGTGAGAATCGTTTCATGTTTACAATGTGCTTGATCATGTTATAATATGGGTAGGAACTAAAGGAGAAGTTCATTCCCCTTTAGCTTAGCTCTCATCGGCGTATACGTTGGCGTTGTCTCTTTGGTCGGAGCCGCTTGCGTATACGCTTTTTCTTTTTGCTTGTCCCATTCTTTAGGTTTCTTACCTTCTCAACTATTGTTAGACTGTTGATTGTAAGAACCGTTAAAGATATGAGGAAAGCAACTACGATACCCACTTTCTCAAGCACTATGTACACCTCCTTTCCTATGACTCTATTATAACATAATTCATGATTTTTATATACATATTTTTTATATTTGTAGTGAGATATTTGTGTGTTGATGGATGGTATTAAGATGCTTTGTGTGCTGTTTGAATGAACAAGAATGTAATTGATTGGGAATTGATTAAGGATGCTTAGAGAGGTATTATATTGTTTCTGAAAGCGTTGAGTGTGATTAGGTTGGATGATGATTGGAATAAGATATGGATATGTATAGTGATGAGGATAAGGTTAAAATAAATATGTCTTCGATTCCCTCGGATTCGTTATAAATACGATTATTTTTAATGAATAGGTATTCATTTTCAAATTACTAATCAATTTAATTTTTTAAAATTAATTCTTGTGTTTGGCCTGGAATTATGTTAGCACTGGTGCAGACCTCCCCAAGTCATCAAATGCATGTATAATGTTCCTTATACACGTATTACAATACCAATATATGGGGGTATATTTACATCTAATGGTAAAATTAAGGGAACGGATGTACCCATAGCACTTCCATTTCCACACCCTATCCAAATTTTCATTTTCCTAATTCCACCTCAAAATCACCCTTTTTCACATCGTATTTGCTATCGTAAAAGCCTTTAGTATCAACGTTTTTCCTTCTTAAAATTTTCCCTTTTTCATCAATATCTCCTTAAAACAACCACTTCCCCCTACTCTCACTTATGTTTTACGATCGCTTATCCCCTAATTACCATTCGATAATGCAAATACCCTTATGTTTACTGGATTTTTAAGCTCTTTAAATATTTTTACGATAGGCATGTTTTTAGATTACGATAATCACTCCATCTCCATATGCCTCAGAATACACCTCAATTACCTGGATCTGTTAACACACTAGTGAAAAAACAATAGACAAATACAAATAATATGTATATAATAAATCCATAAGCGAGGAGGTGAGATAATGCAAAAGGATTCAGAGAAAGTAACGTACATGTCTAGGGATTTAATTGAATTTTTGGAGACTACTATTATCGATGGAACTGCTTCACAAGAAGAAAACACTCTTTATGAGGACTATAAACTATTTGGAACAATCGATAAAAAGAGCTATGCATTCAAAAAACTTGTATATAAGTATCTAAAAAGCGATTATTAAATCAAAAAATATGTATAAAAGTAATAAGGGGAGAATTTATTGAAAGGAAAAAAATACGGTCTAAATAAGCAAGTACATATTTACAGTATTGATACTTCTGCTTTTTATAATGATCAAGAAAACAAATTACATAACAAGATTTTAAAATCATACAGGTACAGAGATCATCTCAAAAAACTTGAACATGTTGATAAAAAACATAAGAAGTACATAACGCAAAGGATTATTTCCTTAAAAGAAAAGCTTTATAACGCCTTTAACGATCATATTCAAATAAGAACACTTAGAACAGATTCTCTGAAAGATAATAATGTGATTTCATTATTTGATTCAGTCTTAACTCGAACGCTGGGAATCAAAGAAAACTCTCTCTCTGAAGAGATCATGGTTGTCCAAACTTATCACTTTCAAATTTTAAGGGACATTATTGATAAAGGATTCATACATAACAATGAGAAATACGTTTATTTCACTAGCAGTGCCGGTCAAATACGAACCAAAAAATCTTGTTTTATCAAGCAAAGCACCTTAGATAAGTATCAAAATGCTTTAACTTGTGGCCTTAGTGTGGAGCAAATCAATGCTCAAGGTGGAAGCAGCATAAACAAATGGAATAGCTACATGGCCTTATCTAATAGCGCCAGCAGTCCATGGGAAATCGATATTGATAAAGCAATTGTCGTGAATGACTTAGAAACAAACGTTTCCAGCCTGGTTGATTATATTGACCGTGATACATATGAAATCACTCGTAAGATTATGGATATTCCTATAGAACATACAGATGGTTGTGGAATGATGCTTCCTAGTTTGAGCCAGAAAAGCTTTATGGTCAGATTACCTTGGGTTAAGGGTCTACTTGTTCCATTTGACTTTAGAAAGTTTGCTGAAAAACACAGTTCATTTATAGTTAAGGACGTCTACGGTAAAGAATGGGATATTATTAAAGATGATATCCAAATAATTTTTACGAAAAGCCAGTTTAAGATGTGGAAGTACTATGATTCTTGGGATGATTATCGCTATAAATTTAAAAAGTATGGATGTTTAGGAGCTAAATTAAATGAAGAAGATCCATCTGTTGAGGGAAAACTGACTTACCAGATGCTACAAACACTCACTGATATCACAGATGAGGAATTGAAACAAATCAGCTCAAAGACTGTTAGTGAGATTACTCAATTAGGCACTGATAAAGAAACAATGATGAAAGTTTTAGGGGCTACCGAGAAAAATAAACATAAAACAAGCCTTCAAGAAGCTCTTCTAATATATCCTGAGCTGCTAAATGATGATCACACCAAAGAAATCATTAAGAATAAGAAGAAGAGTATGATTAAGGACGCCAAATCAGGAAAATTACTTGTCAGTGATGCTAGGTATACATATTTATGTCCTGATCTATATGCTTTTTGTGAAAGATTGTTTCTTGGGATTGAGAATCCGAAAGGACTGCTTTCAGGAAGCGATGTCCATTGTTCTTTATATGATGAAGGGTATATTGATATCCTTCGCTCCCCTCATCTATTCAGAGAGCATGGAGTTAGGTGGAACAAAAAAGATAAGGAATATGAAAAGTGGTTCATTACCCCAGGTGTTTATACCAGCATTCATGACCCGATATCCAAGCTGCTGCAGTTTGACAATGACGGGGATAAGGCCTTAATTATTTCTGATGAGCTAATCGTCAATATTGCCAAGCGTAATATGGAGAACATCGTTCCTTTGTATTATGAAATGTCTGTAGCCCAGAAACAAGAGATTAATAGCAGAAACATCTATGAAGCACTAACTCTTGCTTATGGGATCAATATCGGGGAGTACAGTAACAACATCACTAAGATATGGAACAGTGACAATATAAACCTGGACGTGATCAAATGGTTATGCATGGAGAATAACTTTACTATCGATTTTGCAAAAACCTTATTCATGCCCACCCGCCCTGATCACGTTGATGAGAAAATCAAAGATTACATAAAAAATAAAGTGCCCCACTTCTTCATCAATGCAAAGGATAAAGAAGAACATAGCGTTGAGTTAATTAATGAAAGCACAGTAAATAAGTTAGACTCCATTATCCCTTCTGACCGAATTAATTTCGCAGCTGTTGCAGGAAAGTTCGATTATCGTTTCCTGCTTAAGAACAAGGAGATTAAAGTGGACGATGCAATTATTAGTGAATACAAACGATTAGACCAGAACAAGAAATGGCTGATGAATGATGAAGACATTAAGCCTGGACAAAAACTTTATGTTTATAAGGTTATAAAAGACAGATTGATGAAGGTTCACAACGACGAGCAATATGTTTCTGATGTTTTGGTTAAGCATTTATATAAAAAGAAAAGCAAATTTAAATCAACATTATGGGAGTGCTTTGGCCAGACTCTATTAGAGAATCTAAGACATAACTTAAAGACTTATAGAGGATGCTGTAGTTGCGGTAAGATGTTCAAATCAGCATCGAACAAGGCGAAATATTGTCCAACCTGTGCAAAGAAAATAGCACAAAAGCAAAAAAACAAGTGGAAAAGGGATAAATGGAGGAAAGAAGAAAAATAGAAAGTGCCATGAGCCTTACTCCCCCAAGGGGTACAGCGATTTTACCGGAAAAAGTTTAACAAAAAAAGCATCTTGAACCCTTGATACGACTGGGCTGGGAGCCCCTTTTGAGATAATCGCCATAAGGGAGAAAGAAAGCTAATTTCCACATAAAAGGGTGAGTAAGTCTCCCGTTTTTTCAAAAAAATCATAAACGTTACCGTAATTATACTTTAACACAAAAATAAGCGAAATCACTAGGAGGAATTAAAACATGAACAAAACAGAATTTGTTGGAGCAGTTGCAGAAAAATTAGGTGTTACTAAGAAAGAAGCTATTCCTAAAGTAGAAGCAGTATTTAATGTCATCGTTGAAACACTAGCAAAAGGTGAATCAATCAAGATTCCTGGAGTTGGTACATTTGAAGTTCGCGAACGTGCAGCACGTAAAGGGAGAAATCCGCAATCAGGCGAGGAAATTGATATTCCAGCAACAAAAGCACCTGCCTTTAAGGCGGCAAAGGCTCTCAAGGATGCAGTTAAAGCTTAACTAATTGAAGAGGAATGTCATAAATTTCATCGACATTCCTCTCAGTATAAAACCTGTTAATGTTCTGCCAAAAACTTGTTTACAAACTCAATTACTTCATCATATTTTTGATCATTTGGTTGTCTTTCTAGTTCATTATCTGGATGAGAAGATCTTTGCATTAGTCTAATGTTTATTGTATTTAATGAAGCAGACAAGTTAAAAATGACAAAACCAGCATCGAACAATTTTCCTATTTTTAAAAACTCAATTTCTTGCTGGTTTAATAAAACAGATAAGTTTATCCAATAGAGCTCATCTGTGGAGATACATTTATAATCTTTCTCAATAATGGATACCTCTGCATAGTTTTCTTTTCCTTCTCCATGCTTATTTCGGAATTTTATTCCGACAATATCGCCTTGTTCATTAGGATCGAGACTTTTCGAAATTATGCATAGAACTGCTGTTGTAATATGTTCTTTAGAGGTTATCCCCTCTTCTTTTATTGTGCCGAATTCTTGATTAACCTTGTCTACAAATTCATCGATTTTAGGTTGGAAATCAGCTGATTTTTGCTGAGCTTTTTCACGTTGGCTTTTCAACAAATTTTCTTCAATTAAAAAAAGTGATTTTCTAACATTCTCAATTTCCTTGCAATGGATCTTGGGCTCGAATCCGTATAGAAAATTTAAAGTGTTTTCAATACGACCTTTAAAGGTGCGAATTTCTTTAGAACTGCTTTCTATTAGATCAACGTCCTTTATTCTTATATGCAATAACTTTCTTCGAAAATCTATGTCAATTATTGTAGGATATGCTGCATAAAGATTGTCACTATCTTGACTGTATATTTTAACTGGTTTCTTATCTAATAAAAGCAACCTTAAATTATCAAAATCGTACCTTCTGTACCCACAGATAACAAAATCTTTTTCTGAATCATTGTTTACGTTTGAAAGTATTTTATTGTCAGAAGGAACATTCCATTTTCTAAGCAAGTCCTTTAATTCTGTTTCGTTATTGCATAAAATATTTTCGACCTGTAATTTGTAAAGATACGAGTTAAATAATGTATCTTCTATCAGAAGAAAGAGTAATTCGTCAAGGTCTACTTCTGTTATTAAACCTTCCTCTATTCCTTTGACTAGTGTTTTTGCCACTTTTATGGCCCTGTCTTCGTCATCTTTCTGTGCCAAGACATCACCATAGAACTTATTAAATTCTGCAAATTTATTCATGAACTCAAGTTTTTGCATAACAAGTCCTTTTCTTAGATATGGATAAAACAATTTCAAATCCGAGAGTATTTCGTTGCTACTTTTTTTCATATATTTGACCCCTTTTTATTTATTGGAGGAATGAAATGAAAATAAAAATTTTCACTAACAGACTTTTTATTGGGTGTTATGGCGTCGAACTTTTAATGTCTAACAAAAAATCTCTTGCTATAGGAACACTGCTTAACATTAAAAATAAAGAGTATTGTATAACTTCAATATCTCTACTTAATCCATCATTGTTGCTCTTAGAAGTCTGTTAAAACATTCACTCATTTACATAATTCGACATTTTCCTTCGGATTCCTTTTGTTTTTTGAATATTCATTCCGAAATATAATGCTTGAGTAACTTTACTTCCATCTTCTTAAGGCTATTAGATTAATAACAATGATAAATTGCCTTCAATGAAATCAAAAACTTCACTTTATTACTATGAAGTGCGAGAAGAGAAGTCTTATTCTGATTTTCCAGTAATCTCCTTCGGGCGTTTCCCCAACGCCTATCCGACTTATCTTTTCATCTCCTTTATATCCCCTTTTCGGATGTTACCGATGCTTCGGATCATCGGGCTTCCGAAGGAGCTTATTGTACGTAAATAAAACACATATTGGAGGAATTTAATTTGGCTAAGAAAGTTCATACAGTAAATTTAAAAGGTAACTATACTTACATTGATGGAATTATTGAAGAAGAAACAAAAACAGACATTGAGCGTTATGATCTGAATTCAATTTTAAAATCATTTGATGGTCGGAAAGTGAAAATTTCTATTACCGAAGAAGACGAACTTCCACAAATCAATGAGTAGGTGGTGACTGAATGTCAGCTATTTTAAACCCTGTGTTGCACCGTGAAAAGGAAGAATCCTTTACTGACTATCACATCCGACTTTTTAAAAATAAAGATACTTATCACATTGATACTAAAACCATTGCCGCACTCTTAAACAAAGATCAAGGTACAAATTATGATGAGAGTAAATGGCGCAAGGATTATAAGCAATATGAACGATGGAATGATTACATAATGTCCAAGAGTTTGGATGAAGAAATTCTAAGGAAATACGAAGAAGTGCGACTTCAATCTGAAAAGGAAAAGATTAGAACTCGTGATCAAAAAAGAGAATATAGAAAAAGTATAGCGAATCAAGCTCGCTTTGAAAAAATCAAGGATGATGTAGTCCAAGCTATTGCTAATTTAGAATCAAAAAGACCTCTTCGTTTCACTTTCCCCCTCCCAGCTACTGCTGAAAAGCATGGGCTTGCTTTATTCAGTGACTGGCACTTCGGAATGAAAATTGATAACCGCATCAATAAGTTCAATAAAGAAATATTCGATGAACGAGTTGAGCATCTCACAAACAAAGTAATTGAGCATGGAAAGAAGAATCATGTCTCCACATTACACGTTGCAAATCTTGGCGATTTAATTGGAGGTCTTATACATGTTTCAACAAGAGTTCAGGCTAATGAAGATGCTGTAGAGCAAATTAAATATGTGTCAGAAACGCTTGCTGAGGTGTTAGCTATGTTGGCCAGCGAGTTTCAAGAAATTAAGTTTTACAATGTAGCTGGTAATCACGGTCGTCTTTCCCCTTCTAAGAATGATGTGGGAATAAAAGAAAACTTTGAATACCTCATTAATTGGTATCTCGAAGCTAGATTAAGAGATATTAAAAACATTTCCATCGAACCGGAACAAGATGGTTTTATCCCCGCTAAAATCAACAATCAAGAAGTCGTGTTTGTCCACGGTCACTATGATCGTGTTGATCAATGCGTAACCCGCCTTCCTCAATTACTTGGCTATATCCCTTCTTACATATTTGGTGGTCATATTCATCACAACTATGAAAAAGAATATGGCAGCACAACAGTTGTGGTAAACGGAGCGCTTGTTGGCGCTGATGATTATGCGATACAGGGTCGCTTTGGTACGAAACCGTCTCAAAAGTTTATGGTCTTTGATGATGACGGGATTGAGGCTACTTACATAATTCGTTTTAAAAATTAAAAGTAAAGGGATGAGTCTATGTCTGCCAATGAATTTATAGGAATATTAGCAGAACAGTGGGACAACCTGTCCCGTGAAAGCAAGAACGCTCTAGTAAATTTAATTGTTAATTGATATAAAACTTTAATTTTATAAAGATGAGGATGAGGAAGATTGAAAGAAGAAACTAAAGTTCTTTGGGAATATGTAAAGCTACTAAAAGAAATTAATGATAGTGGTTATCTGTGTAACAGGGAATTAAAAGACGCCCTAACAAGTCTGCATAAAAGCATGGGATTTGAGAAAAACACTAAAAGTGAACAATTGAACCAAGATGTCAAATTCTCTACTAAACCCTTAAACGGAAATAGCTACACATTGAGCTCGGGCTATAATCCTGAAAGAATTGCTGTAATTAATCCTGGAGGAGAAGAAACAACCTTTTTAATTATTGATTTATACAATTCCCGTATTGAGGACATCTCAAAGAAAGTGGAATATGGAACGTTTAAACATCAGGCTAGTCAAATAAAAGCCGTAATTATAGACAAACGACCGAGTAAATTAATAATTGATGCAAACGGTATTGGAAAAGGTTTGCTTGATGCTCTTGCTGATACCTTAAAAGGAACCAAGGTTGTTTTGTCCGAAAATGGTGCCTTAACTTATAAATAAAATACTTTTTTAGAACGTCCAGTGATGATTGCGGTACTCCCCTTCCGCTCTATTGCTGGGCGTTTTATAAAACGTGTTTACATCAACTAACTTTATGGAGGTGAAATATGTCTGCTGAAAAAATAAAATGCTCAAGCTGCGGCAAAGAACAGAATGCCAATCAATATTATATCTCAGAATCTCCTTTCAATTCTGCAACTGGCAAACTGTCAGTATGTAAGAGCTGTCTCCAAAATGAATTCCAAAAAGACAAAGATAACTTAAAGAATGTACAAAACATCTTGAGAATGATTGATCGTCCATTTGTTTACGACTTGTGGGTCTCCGCTGTTAATGAATCAGAGTCCAAGAAAAAGTCAGCTGGAAATGTGTTAGGTACATATATGAAAAATATCGGAATGAAAGATTACAAGTCAAAAACTTGGGCAGACAGTGAATTTAATGATCCGAGTCAGGAAACTGATACAACAGAACCTAAAGACGTCAATGAAGATAAAATTTGGGGCAATGGATTCTCTAAACAAGATTTAGACTATCTAAACAATTTTTATCGCTCTTACAGCGAAAATTATGCAACTGACACTCCAGTGCAAGTTAACCTATATAGAAATATCGCAAAAGTTCATTTGCAGGCAGATAAGGAATTAGCTAACGGCAGTATTAAGCAGTACAAAGATCTTTTAGAGTTGTCGTCTAAGTTGCACAATGACGGCAACATTAAGCCGATACAATCCACAGGAGCAAATGATGATAAAGGCTTGTCTTCTTATGGATTATGGATTAAGACTATTGAGCAAACTGAACCATGTGAAGCATTCGAGCATAAAAAAGAATATGAGGATTATGATAAGTTCAACACATATATTCAAAGATGGTTTGTTCGACCTTTTAAAAATATTTTTAATATCTCTAAAGATTTCGATGTGAATGATTAATGGGACACTTTCAAATCAAAAGAAATAAAGCCTCTAAGGGGCAAAACCATCTAGAACAAACCAAGAATGTATCAAAAGTTAAAGAAAAGCAAAGCTCAAATGATCGCTTGAGAAATCAGATGAAAAAATGGACAACCTTTTATAGGTTAAATATGCATCGCTTTGTTGAGCATTATTTTGAAATTGACCTTTTCTTCTTTCAAAAGATTCTTATTTTCTTCATGAATCTGAATACATTTTTTATGCTAGTCGCTGCTCGGGGTTTATCTAAATCTTTTATGATTGCCATTTTTGCTTGTGCAAGATGTGTTTTATATCCAAACACAAAAGTAGTTATTGCATCTGGAGTTAAGAAACAGGCAAAATTGATAATCACTGAGAAAATTGAGAAAGAACTAATGCAGTATCCTAATTTTGCCCGTGAAATTAAACAAATAAGGTCTTCCTCAAATGAAGCAATGGTTGTTTTTCATAACGGATCAACAATTGAAGCTGTTACTTCAAGCGAAAATTCACGTGGCTATCGCGGCAATATCCTAATCCTCGAAGAATTCCGCATGATCGATGAAAACATCTTAAAAACTGTTTTGAAACCCTTCCTAAACGTTTACAGACAACCTCCTTACCTAAAGAAAGAACAATACCGCCATCTAACCGAAGAGAATATTGAAGTATACATTTCTTCTGCTTGGTACACGTCTCATTGGATGTGGAAGTCAATGAAAGCAGCAAGGGATGCAATGCTTAAAGGTAGAGATACAATGATATTTTCATTGGACTATCTAACCTCTATTTATCACGGTCTTCTTTCTAAAGAACGGATCAATAAAGAACGTGAAAGCTCTGATTTTGATGAAGTATCTTTTATGATGGAATATGAAAACCTAATGTATGGGCAAAATTCCAACGCTCTATTTAAGTTGAACGATATTACTAAAAATAGAACTCTAAAAAAACCCTTCTATCCTATAAAGAATATTGATTACTCTATTCATAAAAATAAGCGCAAAGAAAAGCTAAAAGACGGCGAAGTGCGAATCTTAAGCGTTGACGTTGCACTTATGGGGGGAGAAGCAAACGATAATACCGTTATTACTTGCATTAGACTCCTACCCAATGGAGACAAGTATCAACGTAAAGTTCCATACATAGAGACAATCGAAGGTAATCATACAGACGATCAAGCAATTAGAATTAAACAGTTATTTGAGGATTTTCAAGCTAGCTATGTGGCACTTGATACTCATGGCAACGGTATGTCGATTTATGATGCCTTGGCTAAAGTTAACTACGATGAAGAACGAGATGTAGAATACGATGCATGGTGTTCGTTTAACGATGAGGAAATGAGACAAAGAGCCAAAACTCCTAATCCACTTCCTGTTGTATTTTCAATTAAGGCCAACGGTAAACTGAACCACGAAATCGCTTCAACTCTACGTGTAAACCTTCAAAGTTCTAATATCGAATTACTGATTAGTGAAATTGAAGGCAGTGACTTTTTATCGGATAAATCAGGGTATCAAAATGCAAGCATTGAAGATAAAGTCCGAATGAAAACACCCTACATCCAAACTACGTTACTGGTTAACGAATTAGTTAATCTTGAACATGATATTGTGGGCGGTTATATCAGAATTAAAGAAAAGTCAGGGAAAAGAAAGGATAGGTATTCTTCCTTAGCTTATGGCAACTATCTCGCAAAGGTTTTAGAAGGTGAAAACCTTCAAAAGTCAGAGTACGACATAGATGATGAACTTGTCTATTTTTAAAAGAAATGAGGTGAAACATGGTAACCTTAAATAAAGTTGACATTGAGTCTGAAGAGTATAAGCAAATGCTGAATGACTATTCAACTTATACTTCTACATTTGCTTCCGGCTTTATCTCAAATATGTTTTCCAATGGAATTGTTACGGAAATTGAGGCCGAACAATTAAAGAATTATTTTTCTAGCCCCGATGAATTTCAAGAAGAAATTGAAGATCTTGCGGAGTATTTTTATATTTCGACTGCAGAGATACACCAATTGTTCGAATTGATTGAAGCCCTCCCTACCCTCAACTATAAAATTGACTCCTTTAATAAAGTTAAGTCTTCAGATAAGCACATTTCTCTTTTGAATAAATCCTTACATAAGGTCAAACATAAAAGACTTACTAGGGATCTGTTAAAACAGGTAGCTACAGCTGGCACTCTTGTTGGTATATGGCTTGGGGATGCTAAGAACCCCTATCCGTTTATTTTTGATGAGATTAAATATGTATTCCCCTCATTTAGAAGAAATGGGGACTGGGTATGTGTTGTTGACATGGAGCTGTTCACTAAGTATAAAGATGATCACAGAAATGAATTGTTAAAAAGCCTCTCCCCTTATATTAAACAAAGCGATTATGAAAACTTCATGAAAGATCGAGAGAAATATCGATTTAAGGAATTGCCACAAGAAAGAACTTTTCCACTACGCACAGGGACGCTAAAAAGAAATCAAGGATTGGGAACATCTTGGGTTACCCCAGGTCTATATGACGTTCTCCATAAAAAGAAACTTAAAGATGTTGAAAGATCGATTGCAAATAAAATTATTAACGCTGTTGCAGTTCTAACGATTGGAACAGATAAAGGTAATGGCGAATACACAAACATGAAGCTGCCTAAAGCAGTTAAACAAAAAATTCATGGTGGCGTTAAAACAGCTTTGGAAAAAAACCAAAAAGATGGAGTAACTGTAGTATCAATCCCTGACTTTGCTGACATCAATTTTCCAGATGTTAAAGCAGATGGATTAGATGGTGCAAAATTTGATCATATCAATAGCGACATTCAGTCTGCTTACGGCTTATCCGGCTCCCTTTTAAATGGTGATGGAGGTAACTACGCTACTTCATCATTAAACTTGGATACATTTTATAAGCGTATTGGCGTTTTAATGGAGGATATTGAACAAGAGGTTTATCAAAAGTTATTCAACCTTGTTTTGCCAGCTGCCCAAAAAGACAATTACTATATGAATTACGATAAAGACAAGCCGCTCACTCTCAAAGAAAAAATGGATATCTTAATTAAATTAAATGATAAGGGATGGTCTATTAAGCACGTAGTTGATAATTTGGCAGGAGTGTCTTGGGAAAGTTACCTTGAACAAACTCTATATGAAACTGAGGAGCTGAAACTCCAAGAAAAAATTAGACCTTATCAAACTTCATATACCTTCACTGGGAATAAATCAGGTCGCCCAAATGAAGGAAATAAAAACAACGACAACACAGTGAAGTCAGCTACCTCCAACGGTAATGACAATCCTATCTAAAACTTCACTTTTGAAGGGAGGTGAAATTATTTGACAAAGAAGCAAAAGAAAAAACTATGTCAACTTCAATTAAATGAGATTAAAACATCAGATGATCCAACAAAGTTGTCATGTAGCTTTGTCATTTTTGATTTCGATGTCTCTCACAATAACGCAGTAATTTCTAAGGATGTTGCTCTTGAAGCTGCTTCAACAATTATTAATAAACCGATTGTTGCAAAATATTACGAGGTTGATGAATTAAATACTTCTACAGATGCATTGGGAACTCATGAAGCTTATCTAGACACGGACAAGCACGGAGAACTTGAAGTAAAAAGAGATACTGCTCCAATTGGAGTCTTTACATCTGAGGGATACATAACTGAAATTGAAACCCCAGAAGGTAAAAAAGAAGTATTGGCAGCAGATGCAATACTTTGGTGCTCCCGATTTAAAGATGCATGTGAACTTTTACTTGAATGGTATGGTCGGGGTATTAACATTAATACAAGTTGTGAGATCCTTTATTCAAATTACAGTATGCAAGATGGCATTGAACACCTACAGTCCCCTATCTATTTCGAAGGTCATGCAATTTTAAATTCTGAGAAACGTGGAGAGCATGACATTGTCCTCCCCGCTTATGATTCTTCCAAACTTCTTAGCTTTAATGAAATTCAACAATTTGAAAGATTAGTTGCTCAAGCAGCTACAAGACAAAATAATGAGGAAGGTGAAAAAATGAATAAGTTTAGAAAAGTATTTGAATTGTCTCATTCTGACGTTCGGACACTTCTTTATAACCAATTAGATCCAACCCTTGACAAGGAGTCAGCATCTTATATTGCAGATGTATATGATACATATTTCATCGTAAACGTGTATAGCTGGTCAGATGAAAATAGCTACGACAAATATTTTAAGTTCAATTACACAAGAACAGGCGATACTGTTTCAATTGATTTTGATAGTAAAGTCGAGGTATTCATGACACGTAACTGGGAGGAAGTTCTTCCTGAACCTATTCAAACACAACTTAACCAAAAAAATGAACAGATTAAAGATTTAACGAATCAAGTAAATCAAATCAATAAGAATAAGGCAGATATTGAACAGCAATTCAACACTGCTAGTGAAAAGCTTGTGCAATTAAATTCTGAAGTGGAACAATTGAAGCCTTACAAAGAAAAACACGAGAAAACTTTATTAGAGCAAAAACTAAATGAGAAAAATGAATTCTATAAAGCGAAATTTGAAGCTTTAAATGCTGAGGAAAAATTCAGTACAGAAGAAGTACAAAACCTTATCCATGCTTCGGTTAAACAAGATGAAGAAGGAGAAAAAGCTGTATTACAACTTAACACAATGTTAGTTGATTTAGTTAGTGTTCCTACTGAAACAAATACAACCATTAGAGAATTTTCAAGTAAACGGGAAAATTTAATCCCTAACGATGACTCTTTTGAATCACGCTTTTCACAATAAATTTTAAACTTGGAGGAATAAAATATGGCTACAAGATTACAAAAAGCCCTTACTGAAGTAGGTAATCATACTACTGGAAACTTGAATTCTTTAAAAATCAAAACAGTTGCTCACGGTGCAAAAGTGACTGGTTCAGACATTGATAACTTTATGCTTGTTGAACTTGGTTTTGATGCTGAGGGGAACCGTACAGCTTCGAAACTATCAGATAAAACAAAAAAAGCATATTTAATTGCATCTCCTGAAGCACGCTACCTTGGTGAATCAATGAGAGATTTTTATAACGGTGTAGGAGAACATGCTCGAATTGTTATCCTTGAGCCAGCTTATACCCGTTTTGATGTTTCTGCATTTTCATTTAATACAGGAGTGACTGAGGTTAAACAAGGTCAGGTAGCTCACTTTGATATTGCTACTCAAAAGTATATTCTTAGTGATCCTGCTTCACCTCATGAGGATTATGCTGATTCTTCTGCTAAGTTCCTAGTTGTAAATAATGAAGATGACCTTGTTTACACAATGGGACAAAAGCTTGTTCGCCTTGAAGTAATCGAGGCCTAATACATAACAAATAAATTTCAATAAAAGGAGTATTATAAATGAAATTAGATACTGTGAAAATTAAAGGCTTGTTTAGCCGTGTATTAAATAACAAAATGGACGGTACAGACCAAGCTGATATCCAAACTTACATTAAGAAAGTGTTTGGTGATGGCGGTACTACACCTGACCCTTCCATGCTCCATCAATTTAATAACCTTGTCGTTGAACAAGCTGATGAAATTGCGAAACCAAAAGTAACACAGCTCCTCTCCCTTCTGGCCAATGTCCAACAAGAAAAACGAGGCAATATTAAAGAAATTAAAATTCCAAAAAAGAATAAAGCAAAAGTCATTTGGTCTGCTACAGGCTCTGGTGTTGATTTAGTTCGTGTTGAAGGACAAGAAACAGTTCCTGCTGTTCCTAAAACTATGTCAACAGGTTTCTATTATGAACCCCTAGATCTCGTAACAGATTCAATTGTTTACTTCAATAAATTGGTGAATGATATTGCAGATGCTAAAGTCCGCTTGTACCTCGATAAAATTCATCAATTAACTGCAAGCGCAATTACAGCTGGTAAAATCCCTGCAAAAAATGTTCAAACAGGCTCAAACCTTACTCTTCAACAATACAACAAAGTTGCTTCCGTACTTCAACGTTATGGTGGAAAACCAATCTTCGTCGCTGACACTCTTCTCATTGACTACTTCGCATTCCAACAAGGAACAGACTCTACGTATAAGAACTTCTTAACAGAAGAAGTAAAAGGCGAGCTCCTTACTGCTCTAAATCCAACAACTATCGGCAGAACAACTGCTGTTAACCTCACTAACCCATTTACAGATGATACAAATAGTAAAGTCGAACTTCCTGTCAACAAAGGTTATATGTTTGCCGGCGGCGTTTCTCAAAAACCATTTTCTGTTGTTGAGTATGGCGGACTGCGTCAATTGACAGAACAAGATATCGAAGATGAAAGAATCAAAATGAAAATTGTTCAAGATGCTTCTGTTAACCTTCTTTTTGGAGAAGCAATCGGAATTATTGAAGAACAAGCTGCAGTATCTATCTAAATCAAAATATGAGGATTTTTTAGGAGGATATAAATTTGACTGAAAAAATTAAGTTAGCACGATACAGAAGTACATCTTATTTTGTTGGGTATACCGGCGATGGTGGACATAAACAATACACTTGGGCTGGTAGTAAAAATGGTAAGGCTGATATTAAAGAAGTTCCAAAAGAAGTTGTTGAATGGCTCACAATGAACAGCGTTTGTTTCGATAAAGGTGAATTAGTTATTGTTGAAGATAACGAGACAACCAAAGAGATTAAAGATTCTATTGTTGAGTCGGAGGCTTATGAAAATAACATTCATACCAAAGAAGAAATTGAAAAGATGATTAAATCGGGAAATATTGCTCAACTAAAAAATAAGCTCGATAAAATCACAGTGGATTCTGAGAAGCAATTTATTATTGACGTTGCTTCAGAATTTAGTGATGACATTGCTGCAGGCAAATTAAAAGTTTTGGCTGATTGGATGGGAGTCGCTGATCCTTCCCTTCTCTTTGACTAAGAGGAGGGATTTTTATGACATCTTATGATCAAATATGGGAAACCTTTTTAAACAACTGCGAGACGTCCGATTTTGATGTTCCTCAAGAAGAAGAGGACATTTATAAATCAATTCGAAATGCAATCCTTCATTTCAATAACCGGCTTAGAGACAATTTAAAAGCTGATAATTCAACTGAAACTGTTAATCGGGAATTATCTGAGGATGATCTTCTTATTCTTGCACACTTCTTGAGATACATCTTTTTGTTAAATAAAAAGACCTTATTTGAGAATACGTGGCAGCCCTTCACTAATGACGTGGGGATCAAGAACTTTAGTACGCAACTCAATTCACTTAAACAAAGTGTAATAGATCAGAAAGACGAAATTGAGCGCTTGATATTGAACGCTGCGGTGGATTATCTATGAGTACAATTAAAGTTAAATCAGCACATAAAGATGGACAAATAAAGCTTGAGGACTTAGATGTTGTTTGCAATAAACTGTGTAAGAAAAACAATTCAGTCCTCTTCAAATTGGAGAAATACCTTAATAAAAAGCTGCTAAGTGATCCTGAACTCACAGAAATCAGGGACACTATTTTAACAGTAAGTGGTGAATTAAGCAGACTTAGGGATAACTTAGTAACAGACGGTGATTCGAATGAAGGACTACAGTAATTACCACAAGGTTAACATTAATAATAAACTTCTTCATGATGGTAAGCTTATTTTCCAACAAGGCCTTAAGGGGTTTGAATCTGAAAAAGTCACAATTGATGGAATCGAAAAAACAGTAATGATCACTTCTAAGTACTCTAGTGGCGATGGTTCTGCAAGATATATATTAGGTGAAATTGCTGACATTTATCGTGGCGGAGTTGTTAAATTTAATGATGAAACATGGCTCATCACCTCCCACCCTCTCAGTAATAAGATTTACAAAAAGGCTGAGATAAAAATATGTGGAACATCATTTTTTCTTACTTCAGAAGACAAGCTAATCGATACTGGCAAAATTAACGAAATCACTGGTAAGCCAATTTATGAAAAAGTACCTGGCGAAAAAACTGAAGTCCCCTGCATATTCGAAAGGACAACTTCAATAAAAGGCACTGAATTGGCGGTAAATCTTCCAGATGGTCAAGCAAACATTACAATTCCTTATCTTGTTCATGAAAAATTGAAAATCGGACTTACCCTCACCTTCTTTGGCGAAGATTATCAAGTCGATGATATAGACTATTCTAAAGTTTATGGAGACCACGGAACAATAAAATTGGTTGCCAAAAAGAAAGTTGGTGAAAAGACATGAGCATGACTGTTGAACAGATGACAAAAGTCTTCAGATTAGTTATGGATGATGTTGAACTGAATCGGCTCTTGTATTACAAAACTGATCCTCTCTCCCCTTCTCATCCTGATGTTCAATCACTCGAAAATTATTATGACTCCACAAATGACTCTCCCGCTATAATCAATACCATATTCAAGCGAGCACCTAAAACAGATGATCTATCGGATTCACCATTATGTAGGATGTGTGTTTATTTAGGGAACGCATTGCCTAAGCCGACAAATCAAAGCTTTATGTTATTAAATCAAGATTTGATGATCGATGTATACACACACATTAATACATTTGAGATATCTGAGTATCGAAGTTTGAAAATCATCGACAGGGTTTCAAAATTGTTTTTCAATAAAAATATTGCTGGTTTTGGTGTCACAGTAGATTATAGACGTTTGCTTATAAGTAATCCTCCTGACGGATACCTGGGCTACAAGATGATCTTTACTTTTGGAGCAAGCAAATGAATGAGTTAAAGGATTTCTTTTTCTTGGGAAAACCGATCCAGACTGAAATAGGTGAGATTGATTTCATCCGCTTAAAAGATTATCCTCTCTACACCAAAGAACTAAGCATGTTGAGGATGAATAAGAAAAGTCTCATTAAAGAATATTCAAGGTTTAATGAGGATGGCTCGCTTGACCCATTTATTATTGAAATGAAAAAGAGAGATCTTTATGAAATTGTACATTCGGTACTCCCTGATTTTCACGAGGCTTATTTCAAAGTTTTTTCAAAAGTATTGATAAACAAGGATTCCCTATCATTGATTGGAAAACATAATTTTCCGCATCTCAGAAAACTAATACTAGACATGCATTGTATCACTGAAGACAAGGTCGTTGACAATGATGAACTTCAGGAGTTCCACGATATAAGTAAATCACTCAAGCAACAAGATTCTCAAAGTGATTTAAAGGATATAGTAAGCTGTGTTGCTGCATTTAACGGATACACATATGAAGAAATATCTGAAATGACAATGTATCAACTATATTTGTCGTTCTACAGGATGGCTGAAGTAATGAATTATAACACAACCACACTTTTTGCTACTGTCTCTCCTGATGTCAAAGTAAGTGATTGGAGCAGTCACATTAATCTTTACAAGGAAGAGTCTTATCACCTGAGCACTAGAGATGCTAAAAATATCGAGCAATTATTTGGAGGCTAATTAACTTTAGTCTCTTTTTATTTTTATTTAGGAGGAAACAATTTGGCAAAACAAACAGTAATCCATGAAGTTGGAAAAATTACAGCTAAACGTCTGAGCGATAATAAGGTTATTGCTTCAGGTGTTACACAAATGACTCAGTTTTCCCAACAAGTTCAACAAGACTTTTTAAAAGGCGGATGGGGTAACCGAGACCTGTATGTTATTAATTCAAGTAAAGAAGTATCGGGTAATGTCCGAAATGCTTTCTTTGATCTTGATTTCATGGCAATGCAGCAAGGCGTAAAAATTGAAAACGAAACAATTTCTGTGTGGGAAGATGAAAGCTTAACAGTTAGTGATACCGGTACGGTTACTCTTTCTTATCTCCCATTGTCTAAAGTTTCATTAACTAACGAAGATGGAGATCAAATTGAAGTTGACGCTGCATCTAAAATAGTTACTGTGCCTGATACCTTTGCAACCAAGGGTGAAGCTTTAGCAGTTCATTATCAAATTGAAGTTGAAGCCGAGACTGTTGAAATTAACGGTGAAAAATTCTCTGAGAATTACTACTTTGAAATTCACACAATTGAATACGATCCTAAAACTTCAAAAATCTACAGTGACCTTTATATTCAGCTCCCTAAAGTAAACTTCTCTGGTGAAGCAGATATGTCGTTTGAAGCAGGAAATGCATATACTCCGGAAATCGGCTATCGAGCCCTTGCTGATAATAACGGAAAAATCGGTAACTTTGCTCGTGTGAAACGTAAAGCTGATGGGACAAAGGGCGTTGTCACTAGTGATGAAGGAACTGGCTCATCTCAAAGTTCAGATCTTGGCGGAACAACTGAATAATTAAGGAGGCGTTTATTATTGCTTTTTTAAACCAGGACGGTGATAAATACACCTCTGCAAAAGATGATGGGACAGGTAATCCCATAACAGCTGTATCAATTGAACGTTCCACTGTCCCCTTGGAGGTTGGTCTCAATAATGACCAGCCTCTTAATGTTAATGTGGCCAACACTGCACTTGATGTAAATATAACTAATACGGCTTCTGTCCCTGTTTTGGTTAAAAACACTGCAGCAATTAAAACCCAAGTTCAAAAATCCTATTCTGAATTTGTTGTTACTGATGCTGATACCGTAGCTACAGGTGCAACTAAGTCTTATACAGTTGATCTAATCGATTCACTTGGTGTTTTCAGAACTTACGGTGTTGCTATGTACACAACTCAAACAGACAGCTCAAACAGCAAAGTTTTAGCAAGTATTTATTCCGTACCGAAAAACATCCCATTTTATTCTGCAACTACATCAGGTAATGATAATTCTGTTCTATTCAACAGCATTGCTTTTGTTCAGAATTACCCTTTACAAAAACAATTAACTTTCACTGCTCCAAAAATACATCTGACAGTTAAAGCAGCCGGTACAGTTGATCTAACTGGGTTAAAAATCGTTGTTTGGGGGATGGAATAATGACATTTGATGAAGTGTGTGGTCTGTTCAAACAATTTGATGGTTTGGAACAAAAATTCCTATTGCTATCAGATGGATCCTATATCAGTGTTGATGATTTCAAGCAACGGTTTGAAGGCGACTTCAATGAATACGAACCTTTAAGTTCGCTTCAGTCATCCCCTTCTTCTACCCCAGCTTGGGAAGGTATATGGAATAAGCTACAAGAGGATGGGCTTTTTGAATAAGTCCTCCCCTCTTGTTTTTCTAGATAAAAGACAGTTTTTATTCAAATTAAGGAGGTGGAGTTGTTGACAGAAACGACTGAAAATGTCGTAGTTACGATTCCAGACAAGACTTCATTTACATTTCATGAAGCAACAACTTCCCCATCAGAAGGTGAAGAATTTGTAGTGAGTCATTTTCGGGAACTTACTGTTAAGATCTCTGGTTCCTCTACTTCCCGGGAAGTTAAATTCTATGCAGTCGATGAAAACGGTGAAAAGACTGCTTTAAGTGGCACCAACAAAACTGATTTTCAACTCGCCAGCAGTACATTGAACACAAATGAATATTGGGACTTTGATATTGCTGGACTGTTTAAAGTAATGTTTGAAGTTTCCGCAGTTAATGGTGATGTATCTGTTAAAGGAAATGCGGTGAGCTAATGAGTAGCAGTAAATTTGTTGGTCAATTAAAACAAAACAATGAACAAATAAACAACCTAAAGGAAATCACTACACAAGCCGAAAAGCATATGGTTGTTCACGAACAAAAGCTCACTGAAATAGTTGATGAATTCATAGAGAAACAAAATTATGAATTGAAGAGTCATACAGAAAATAAAAATAACCCTCACCAAGTTACTAAGGATCAGTTAGGCCTAGGAAAAGTATTAAACATTGAGCAGGCAGCTAAATCAGATTTTGACTCCCATACCGCAGATACTATTGTGCATATTACAACCACTGAAAGAAATTCATGGAACGCCAAAGAAACAACAGCAGGATCTCAATCAAAAGCTGATCAAGCACTTGCTAATGCAAAAGCTTACACTGATACCCATGCCAGCAATAAATCTAATCCACATGGTGTTACTGCCTCACAAATCGGACTAGGAAATCTAACTAACGATAAGCAGGCTACAAAAAGTGAATTTGATTTGCACGCTGGCGATACAACTAAACATGTTACCGCTACTGAAAGAAATTCATGGCTTTTAAAGAGCGATATCACTTCCTCTGTTACCAGTGGGGATACTTCCAAAGTATTAAACGGAGAAGGCGCAAAATTACTTAATGATAAGATAACCGAATTACAGAATGAGGTTTATTTAACTGATTTATTAAGTGTTACTACAGGTGAAGTCACTTTAAAAGATGACATAACAAAGTACAAGAAACTTCTTGTTGTAACTGGAGGAGTTTCAACTGGGGATGTTAGAACGTCATTAGTTAGATGTTTCTACACGTACACCTTCAGGCCTCTGACCGACACAATTAATGTATCTACTTCTAGGGGGAAATTCTCTGCCAGCATTACTTCAAATACTTCAATAAGCATTACACAAGCAGATGATGCCTTAAGATACATTATTGGTTTGAAATATTGAAAGGAGGGTTTGCTATAAACGTTTTTATTATCGATAAAATAACGAAAAAAATTATAAAAAGAAACATTGGCTTGCCTGATGACAGCAATAAAGAACTCTCTTCCTACTTTGATAGTAATGAATATGATTTATCAAAACACTTTTTTGCAACCGGAGAAAATTTAGAGGAAGGCTTTTATAAGATTGTAAATGGTCAGGTAGTTGCTAAAACCACTGAAGAGTTAATTGCTGATAAAGTCATCCCACCAACTACGGAAACACATCCTGAGCCAGTGTTAACCATTGAAGATTTAAAAACCCTGAATGATGCGTTAGGTAAGCAATTGGTATCGGAAAAACTAAAAAATACACAATTAGAGAACAAGCTTTCCAATCTTGGAAAAACTGTTGTTTCTATAAAATTAGGAGTGTTATAAAATGACTGATTTTGAATTTTGGGAAATGGCATACCGGTATGAATGGGCAACTAAAGATGATCTAAAAAAGGCTGTAGAACTTGGAGATATCACTCCAGATGAATATAAAAAGATTACTAATGAAGACTATGTAGCTGCTTAAGAAATATTATATGGAGGATATTAAAGGAGGAAATAAGATGACATCAAAGAAGTTGAATTTAGGTTTAATTGAGGAGAGCGTCAGTAAATATGACAAGAAGGAAAAAGTCCAATTAACTGATGACGTACATGTATTTATTTATCCATACTTCTCTCCTTCTCGATTGACAAAAATGTTATCCGGATTGATTTCTGATCAAGAAGAAGCAAAAAAAGCAGGGATTAAATCATTTAAGGATATAAATCAAGTTCAATGGGCATTCTTTTCACTAGTTAAAGAATTTACGGACTTGGGCATTCCAAATGACATTAAAAATAAAGTCAAATGGTATCTTAAACTTGTAGATTCAGAGTTCTTCCCTTTGATTATCAACAGCTTCCCTAAAGAGAGTTTAGAAAAACTGGGTAAAGCCACTGTTATGCTGCAACAAAACATAGATGAGTTATCAAAAAAATCTCAGGAAGAAGCAAATAATCTTATTCTTCAAAAGGTCGAAGAGATTGAAAGCAGCGCTGATCCACTGTAATGGTGAAAAACATAAAAGAAATCAAAGCAATGGTTGAACAAGCTGCAATTCAGTCTATACATAAATCTTCCTCTAACGTTAAGCAAGTCATGACGAAAACAGGTCAAGATCATGTTGAAGAAGATGTTTACGGCACCTATAGCCCCCTACTTTATGAACGTACAGGAAAGCTTAAAGACGCTTTTATAACCACCAACGAGAGTAACGGGGTATCCTTGGACAATATTAGAGAAGATGATGGGAAAGATGTTGCTACAGTCATTGAAACCGGACAGGGGTATACATACCCTGATTCATATGGATATGGCTACGGTAAACCTCGTCCTTTTATGAAGAAAACCTCTGAGACACTAAAAGATGGACGATTAACTGCAGCGCTAAAAAAAGATTTAAAGGCAGATGGAATTAAAACAGACTAATGGCGGTGAATTAATGGCCAAATCAATTGAAAAGAATATGCTCAGATCTCGAGCAATAAAACTCCCCGAGGTCACGGAATCAATGTGGGAGCAAGTAGATGAAGAGCACAGAAACTTGGTTCAAGAGTTTTTAGATGCTCATTCATTTAGAGATAAAACACGAAAGCAGTATTACTCCTCCCTTCGCCAATTCTTTTGGTGGGTACATACCTCTCTTAACGGGAAAAAACTTTATAAGATCTCAAAGCGTGATTTCATTAGGTATCAAAGTTTCTTAAAGAATCGTGGGATGTCTTCAAGTGGGATTGCTTTAAAAAAAGCCGGTGTATCATCGTTAAATAATTATATCGAAAATGTTGTTGCAGAAGATGATCATAATTATGAGAAATTCAGAAATTTCACCCGCGGGCTTCCAGCTATTCCTAAAACCACTACCTATGAAAAAGTTAAAGTTACATATGATGATTATAAACTGATGATGGACGCCCTAAAAGAGGACGAAAATTATTTGGGGATGGCATGGCTTGCTACTGCCTTTAATGTTGGCGGGCGAAGAGCAGAACTCATACAGTTAAAAACAGAAATATTAGATTACCCTGTTCCAGAGGGTCAGTCATACGTGATGAGTCATAAGGTATTTGGAAAAGGTAAAGGTGAAGGAAAACCTCTTGAGTACATGATTAACACAGAAGCACTGGAGTATCTTCGTTTATGGCATGAAAAACGTGGCTATGATCATGAATACCTCTTCACTACTCAGTATGGCGGAGAGCCTAAACAGATGTCAGAGTCTTGGGCTGATTATTTTTGCTCTGATGTGTTATCAGACATCCTTGGTCGACGTATAAACCCCCACCTCTTTAAAGCTTCGTGCATCACTTATCTCCTAGAAGTTAAGAAAATCAAAATTGAATTGATAAGCAAATATGTAGCTCATCATGAAGATGTCTCAACAACAATCAAGCACTATGATTTACGGGATTTTGAAGAAGAAAAGAATCAAATATTTGTTTAGTTAAAATCCCTCTTTTATTCAGAATCAAGATTCCTCTTTTGAGGGATTTTGCTTATGTATAAAAATCATTTGCAATTTAGTATCTACTCACTAGTCATTTTAACTGCCGTATAAAATCTTATGCATGAAACTCTTTATAAATTTCCATATTTACCCGATAATATAGTCGAGGTGAATCATAGTGGATTTTAATGAAATTGTAAAGTATAAGCTTGAAACATTAAAGCCCAGAAGATTAACAAAATTCATACGAACTGAGTTCCCATCAAAAGGGATGCCTCATTCGGAACAGGATATGAAGAAATACGAATCTCTTAAACAGCTAAATGATGATGAACTCTCTTTTGGAATTGCAAGTATGGCACGAATTGAATCGGGTTTTGTTTATTCCAAGTTCGCAGGGGTTATTATTCTCATATTAAGTTTACTACTTGGTACGTATAAAATTCTATTTAGTGATTATAAACAACCTCTTGAAAGTGAATTTTATTTTATATATACGATGTTTTGCATCTTGATACTGTTATCAGCCGTCCTTTTGGATATAAGAATTATGACCACAGCGACCTACTTTAAAACACTGCTCGAACAAGCTAAGGTAGATAAAGTGAACCAAAGCGCTAATAGAACCAAGCTCGCCAATAATCTTATTGAAGTTCAGATTAGAGAATGGTGGCCAATCTGGAAAAAGAATATTTACAACAGACAAGCAAAAAATCTAGAGGAAGTCTTGCTTAAATGGTCTGATGATGAATTAATTACATATATCACAGAGTACTTTGGCTATTGGACGAAAAGAAATAAAATAGCTGAATTGCAAAGAATAAGAGGATTAGATTTGGACATAATAATATTGGGAATCGGAAGAATGATAGAAATCGAGGAATCCTCTGATAATTCTAAGATTATACCTGGTTTAACTACAGTAAGCACTTTTTTCGCAACCCAACTTATATATTACTTAGCATATGAAAATAAGGGCAACCCTACTCTTACTTCGGTTAGTGTTGGACTTATTTTTTCCGCATTAATTTTTTGGGGGATGACTTGGGGCATGAATAAAGGTAGAACACATCGTTCAGGAGCAGCTAAATACAGAAGCTACTTAGAACAGGTAAAATCCGAGATGGAAAAGAAATGATCTCTCCTTCCATTTATACAGTTCTCCATGACTGGAAACAGTGGTATAATGTAGGAAAATGATACCGGTGGTGGCTATTATGGATCCAATGTATTGGTTTATCTTATTCTTATTATGTATTGTATTGCCAATCTCAATTATTTGGGCAATTACATCTTCAATAAAGCAGAAAGAAAATAAAACGGCACATCAATATTCGAAATATAATTTACAGAAGCATGATATTGAGTTTCAAGCTGATCGTTACTATATTTCACCAGAAAATAATACTAAAATCTCTTTTAATAAAGACAAACAACTTTTCAAGCTTTATTCCAAAAATGGCGAAAATATTAGTGAGACATGTATACCATTCTCTAATGTAATTGAATCAACAGTTATTATCGATGATCAAACTATAGCTAAGGCTGAACGAGGTAACCAGATAGCCGGAGCTCTAATCGGTGGAGTAGTTGCTGGTGGAATAGGTGCGATAATAGGTGGGTCATCAGCCAATACAGTAAATCATAAGTATATCAAAAAAGTAGTACTTAAAATAATTAATGACGATTTTAATTGTCCAAATTACTATATAAATTTCTTGCCTTTTAATGAAAAAGGATTTTTAAATTCTGATCCTGTTTGTATAAACGCTATTAAGGAAGTTGAATATTGGCAAAGTGTTTTTGAATTAGCTATTCGTAAAGCAAGTAAAGTCGCTCAATAATTGGGTGACTTTTTATTTTGCCCTCTCCCCTACTGAAAGGAAGTGATTCTTACTTGAGTCAAAACCTCAAAATCATACTAACCCCACAAGCTGATACCTCATCCAAAACTGTTGAACAGTTAAATCAGCAAATTAAATCTCTGGAAAAGAAACTCAACTCCCTCAAGCTCAATACGAATATTGATTCTACCACCTTAAAAGCTCTGCAAGAATTCTCCTCTGCTGTCGATACATATCAGAAAAAACTAAAATCCTATAATCAAACAGTTAAAGAAACCTCAACAGTAATTAAGAATGCTGACGGATCAGTTGAAAAGCTCACCCAGCAATATAAGAAAAATGGTGAGATACTCCAACGTGAAACAAAAATAATCAACAATCGTAATTCAGCATTAAAGCAAGAAACCCAAGAGGTTAACAAGCTTACACAGGCCACTGAGAAACTAGGACAGGTTCAAAAAAAGACCGAGCAGAGAAATCTGCAAGGACAACCAACAAAGGTTGTGCAGAAAAATCGCCACGGGTTCGATGATATTGTTTATACAACTGATCCGAAAACTAATTCGACCTCTTCAAAAACTACAACTAATTATGACCAACAAAGGAGAGCAATTGAGCAGCTTAAGCAAGATTTAGAGAAGCTTAGACAGCAAGGTATTGTTACTGATACGACCATCTCATCTCTTGGCCGAAAAATAAACACAGCTCAATCCGCTCAACAAATTGAAGCACTGCAAAATAGGATAAGGATGTTAGATGATAAATCTGCGGCAGTTGCGAAGAACAACGAATTAAAGAAAACCATTGAATTATATCAGCGACAGGCACAAGTAAATGTTCAAAACCTAAATACACGGTATGGCAGTTCTATGGGCTCTAGTAATAGACAAGCTGTTCAAGATTATTTGAATGCAGTAAATAGTCTTAATGTAAGCACTGGAAGCAATAATATCAGATCACAAATTCAAAGCTTGAATATGCAATTTAGAGAATTAGCCTCCAGCGCTCAAGCAGCTGCTAACCAAGCCTCTTCTTATGGAGCAGAACTAACCCAAACCTTCAAAAGCATGTCCACCTATTTAATCTCCGGTTCCTTATTCTATGGAGCTATCTCTGGACTTAAAGAAATGGTATCCCAGGCAGTTGAAATTGATACTCTCATGACAAATATTCGCCGTGTTATGAATGAGCCGGACTATAAATATAATGAACTTCTCCAAGAATCTATTGACTTAGGTGATACACTATCAAATAAAATCACAGATATTCTCCAAATGACAGGTGATTTTGGAAGAATGGGCTTCGATGAAAGTGAACTCTCCACGTTAACGAAAACTGCTCAAGTTCTTCAAAATGTCTCCGATTTAAATCCCGATGATACAGTTAATACTCTTACGGCAGCAATGCTCAACTTTAATATTGCAGCTAATGATTCAATATCAATTGCAGATAAATTAAATGAGGTTGATAATAACTATGCTGTTACAACTCTAGATCTGGCCAATTCTATCCGTAAAGCTGGTTCAACTGCTTCTACATTCGGGGTAGAGCTAAATGATCTTATTGGTTATACAACAGCAATTGCTAGTACAACCCGTGAGTCTGGTAATATAGTCGGGAACTCCTTAAAGACAATTTTCGCGCGGATTGGGAATAATCAAAGTTCAATTAAAGCGTTAGAACAGATTGGTATCTCAGTTAAAACAGCTGGCGGTGAAGCTAAATCAGCAAGTGATTTAATTAGTGAAGTTGCTGGTAAGTGGGATACGCTTTCTGATGCTCAAAAACAAAATACTTCAATTGGAGTAGCTGGCATTTATCAATTATCCCGTTTTAATGCAATGATGAACAACTTCTCTATTGCTCAGAATGCGGCTAAAACTGCAGCTAATTCGACAGGAAGCGCATGGAGTGAGCAGCAAAAGTATGCTGATAGTCTACAAGCTAGGATAAATAAGCTTCAAAATAACTTTACTGAATTTGCTATTGCAGCTTCAGATGCTTTTATTAGCGATGGATTAATTGAATTTACTCAGGCTGCTGGTTCTTTGCTTAATGCTTCAACAGGAGTAATCAAATCGGTTGGGTTCCTACCTCCCCTTTTAGCTGCGGTAAGCACTGCAACCCTTTTGCTTAGTAAGAATACCCGGGCATTAGCCACCGCCTTAATTTGGGGTACACGTGCAATGGGGCAAGAAACTTTAGCGACTGCTGGTTTAGAAGCTGGTATGACTCGTGCAGCTGTCGCCTCAAGAGTTCTAAAAACTGCTCTTCGAGGGTTGTTTGTGTCAACATTAGTTGGCGGTGCATTCGCTGTTTTAGGATGGGCACTTGAATCATTAATTTCATCTTTTGCAGAGGCTAAAAAAGCTAAAGATGATTTTGAGCAGAGCCAGCAAACCAATGTCGAAGCAATTACAACTAATAAGGATTCCACTGATAAACTAATACAACAATATAAAGAGCTTCAAAAGGTTAAAGAGTCCAGATCTCTAACTTCAGATGAAGAGCAAGAATACCTTCAAGTCACTCAGCAATTAGCACAAACTTTCCCTGCATTAGTTAAAGGCTATGATTCTCAAGGAAATGCAATTCTTAAGACAAATAAAGAGCTTGAAAAAGCGATTGAGAATACTAAAGAGTATTTGGCTTTAAAGAAACAAGAAACAAGAGACAGTGCAAAGAAAACATTCGAAGACGCTTCTAAGGAAATTAAAAAGTCTAAGGATGAATTAAAGCAGTACAAGCAAATAGCGGACTACAATGATAAAGGTAGACCTAAATGGGATCTCATTGCCGATGACGATGACTATAAGATTGCTGCTGATAAAGCTAAACAAAGCATGCTCAAAGCTCAATCTGACATTGAGAGTGGAAATGCTAAAGTTAAAGATAGCGTCCTTTCAATTGCAAATGCTTATAGTTCAATTGATATCAGTAATACTTTAAAGACGAGTATTAGTGATGTTGTCAACAAACTTAACTTAAAAGATGATTTAGATCCTGAAGAATTAGAAAAATTTTCCTCCTCTTTAGGAAAGCTTCAAGAAAAAATGCAAAAAGCTTTAGATTCAGGCGATGAAAAAGCTTTCGATAACGCAAAAAAAGATCTTCAAAGTCTCTTAGAAACATACTCTAAATCCGATTCCTCTATTGATGTTTTTAAAATGAGCTTCGACAAAGCACAGAAGAACATAAAAGATGGAGATAAGAGCTTATCTTCCGTTAAATCTGAAGTTGGCGATTTGGGTGAGACGCTGGCAGAAGCAGGTAACGAGGCAGAAGATTTTGGTAAGAAGTTAAAAGAAGCTCTGGATGCAAATAGTGTCGATGATATTAAGGTAGCTATTAAAGAAATGGCAGATGCTATGCAGTTTGATTCCGTTCAAGATGCCTTAAATGGGGATATTTTTAATAACACCAAAGATCAAGTGGCTCCTCTCAATGATCTTCTAGAAAAAATGGCTGAAGGTAAAAGCATTTCTGCAAATGAAGCTAATACCCTTATTCAAAAAGATAAGGAACTTGCCAAGGCTATTAGCATCGAAAATGGCGTTGTGAAAATTAACCGTGATGAAGTTATCAAACAAAGAAAAGTTAAACTTGATGCTTATAACGACATGGTTACCTATAGCAATAAATTGATGAAAACAGAAGTTAACAACGCTATCAAAACCTTAAACGCTGATACTTTACGGATTGACAGCCTAAGAAAGCTACGAAAAGAACGTAAGCTTGATATGTCTGAGGCTGAACTTTCAGACCTAGAAGTTAAGTCAATTAATAATGTTGCAGATGCAAAAAAAGAACTTAAAAAGCTTGAAGAGAAAATGCTTCAACCTGGTGGGTACTCCAATAGTCAAATTGAAGCAATGCAAAGCGTTAAATCAGCTTTAGAATCTTATATTTCAGCATCTGAAGAAGCCGCCAGCACGCAAGAAATGAATAAACAGGCACTTGTTGAAGCTGGAACATCTTTGGAGAATTGGACAGATCAACAAGAAAAAGCCAATGAAGAAACCAAAACTTCTATGTATGTTGTTGATAAATACAAGGAAGCATTAGAAAAAGTTAATGCTGAGATTGACAAGTACAACAAGCAGGTCAATGATTATCCGAAATACTCTCAGAAATATCGAGATGCAATTAAGAAGGAAATTAAAGCACTCCAGCAAAAGAAAAAGCTTATGCAGGAACAAGCTAAGCTACTTAAAGATCAAATTAAATCCGGTAACATTGCTCAATACGGTATTGTAACCACTACATCTTCATCTGGGGGAACCTCTACTTCAACTGGTGGCTCATATTCAGGCAAGTATTCAAGCTACATAAATTCAGCAGCTAGTAAATACAATGTTGACCCTGCCCTTATTGCAGCTGTAATTCAGCAAGAATCAGGGTTTAATGCTAAAGCACGATCTGGTGTAGGTGCCATGGGATTAATGCAACTGATGCCAGCAACAGCGAAAAGCTTAGGAGTAAATAACGCTTACGATCCTTATCAAAATGTTATGGGTGGAACAAAGTACCTCGCCCAACAGCTTGAAAAGTTTGGCGGTAATGTTGAAAAAGCATTGGCTGCATATAATGCTGGGCCTGGTAACGTAATTAAATATGGTGGTATCCCTCCTTTTAAAGAAACACAGAATTACGTCAAGAAGATCATGGCCAACTACAGCAAATCCCTCTCCTCTGCCACTTCTTCAATCGCCAGCTATTATACAAATAATAGCGCTTTTAGGGTAAGCTCCAAATATGGACAACAGGAATCTGGTCTCCGCTCCTCCCCACATAAAGGAACTGATTTTGCTGCAAAAGCAGGTACAGCAATTAAATCTCTTCAAAGTGGTAAAGTTCAAATTGCTGGCTACAGTAAAACTGCAGGTAACTGGGTTGTTATTAAACAAGATGATGGAACAGTTGCCAAGTACATGCACATGCTTAACACTCCTTCTGTTAAAACAGGTCAATCAGTTAAAGCCGGTCAAACTATTGGTAAAGTTGGTAGCACAGGGAACTCAACTGGAAATCACCTTCATTTACAGATCGAACAAAATGGAAAAACAATCGATCCTGAAAAGTACATGCAAGGTATTGGAACTTCTATTTCAGATGCGTCACAAGCTGAGGCAGAACGGCAACAAGGGATAGCCCAGGCTAAATCTGATCTTCTCTCCCTTCAAGGAGATATAGATTCAGTCAATGATCAGATTCAAGAACTTCAGTATGAACTAGTTCAATCCAAACTCGATGAGTTTGATAAAAGAATTGGGGATTTTGATGTTCGGATAGCTAAAGATGAATCAATGGCTAACCGATACACTTCTGACAGCAAGGAATTCCGCAAATACACCTCTGATCAGAAAAAAGTTGTTGCAGAACAAGCTAAAATCCAACAACAAAAAGTTAATTGGATTCAAAAAGAAATAAAAACAAATAAAGCATTGAACTCCGCTCAACGTGCCCAGCTTCAAGAAGAGCTTAAACAAGCCAAACTAGATTTAATTTCTGTTCAAGATCAGGTTCGTGAGCTACAGAAGCAACTTGTCCAATCTAAAGTTGATGAGACGCTTAAGTCAATTGAAAAGTCATCTTCTAAAACCCAAGGGAAAATTAAAGATGTTGATAATAAAATTTCAATGACTGAAGAAGATGAGGACAAGGTTAAGTACTATAGCAAGCAGATAAAGCTCATTCAGCAACAACAAAAGGAAGCCAAAAAATATATCAAACAGCTTGAAGAGCAAAAGAAAGCTGCGAGAGGTTTCCCTGACATCCAGGAACAGATCACTGAAGAAATCGAAAACTGGAAAGATAAACAGAAAGATTTTAACCTTGAGCTATATAACACCAAGAAGTCGATCAAGGATATCTATAAATCATTGGCTGATGAAGTTGTATCCATCTACAAAGAGATGTACGAAAAAATGCGGGATATTGAGTTAAAAGCCCATCAGAAAGCGACACAAGATAAGATTGATGAGATCGACAAAGAAGACGAAGAAGCTAAATATCAAAAGGAATTGAAGGAGAAAAACCAAGCAATACAGGAAACAAAAGATAAGATCAGTAAACTTTCCATGGACGACTCCTCTGAGGCTAAATCACAAGTCAAAGACCTAGAGAAACAACTTCAAGAACAACAGGAAGCTTTGGATGAGTATGTAAAAGATCGTAGCAACACAAAACGGAAAGAAGCCCTTCAAGATCAGCTTGATAAAGATGAAGAATCAATTAACAACAAGTACGATGACCTGGTAAATGATGAACGAGCATTCAAAAAGCTTGAAGATAAGCTTATGGATGGTAAAATCACTGATATCGCTAAACAGCTTAATGAATTCACCAAGTTCATTAACGAGAATATGAAGTCGATTGGGAAAAGTATTTCCAATAACTTGATTGATAAGCTTAAGGACGCTGCCAGTGCATTAAATACCGTTACAACTGGAAATACAACAGGTAAAAAGGTGTCATCATTTGCTTCTGGTGGATATACAGGCACAGGACTTGGAGCAGGAAAGCTTGCATTCTTACATGACAAGGAACTTATTTTAAACAAGACAGATACTGAAAACATGCTGGAAGCTGTGAAACAAGTTCGTCAAACGTCCACTGATAATTCAGTAAAGACTACCTCTAAATGGGGTCAACCTGGTAAAATTTCAGATGTTTTAAGTAAGAGTATTTCTCTTGTTACACCAGCAATGAACGCTGCAGTTGCTAGTCAAACAAGTCTAACTAAAGGCTTAATTCCAACTCTTAAGAACTTCTCGACACCTACTGTAACCCCTTCTACACCTCAAGGAAATACATCAAACAATCAGAACTCATTCACAATTAATGTAACAGAAGCTAGTAATGCTAAAGAAACTGCAAGCTTAGTGTACAAACAATTAGCAAATGGTCTTAAAAATACTGGACTGAATTTCAACATAACATGAGTCGGCTAAAGCCGGCTCTTTTTATATTGGGGGTGAAAAATTGATTAGACAGAGCCAATATTTCCTGTTTGACAACGAAAAGTCCATTGACTACGGAGTGGAAAACGTTAATACAGAGTCTGGGTTAGTTGAGGAATCTTTTTTGGGTTCACGATCAGTTAATGAAACTTATGTAAAAGGAAGATCAGAGCCGTACACTGAAGGTGTCAAAAGAGAAGCAAAACAATTTCCTTTAAACTTTTATGTTGGTGAAAATTATGATGAGAAAAAAATAAGAGCAATTAAGCGCTGGCTAGATGTTGATGATTACAAGCCCTTAGCTTTCAGTGAAAATTTAGACATTGTGTATTATGCAATGCCCGTAGATACCAGTGATCTAGTCCATAATGCGGCTAGACATGGATATGTTCGTTTGACAATGAAATGCAACTCCCCTTATGCATATAGTCGAAACACAAGTACTCATTCCTTTGATATATCATCAGGAATGAAAACCATTGAACTCCATAACAAAGGCGATGTTGCGATTTACCCTACTGTTGAAATTCTTAAAATTGGCGACGGCGATGTAAAAATCGAGAACCTGAGTGATTATACTGATCCCTTTATATTCAGCAATCTAAAAGACAGAGAAATTGTTAAAGTGAATGGTGAAAAAGAAATAATCGAGTCGTCTTTATATGGGAATGAAAGATATGATGATTTCAATGACAATTATATTAGATTGGATTACGGAAAAAATCGATTAAAAGTGACCGGAAAATGCAAACTGAGATTCACTTTCAGATTTAAGTATCGGTAAGAAGGTGAAAAATTGATAACTATTCGCAAGGATACAGAGATAAAAAACATACGCTTATCCCTTGCTAAGCCAGATAAGACTAAAATAGCCAACATTGATGAAGTTCTGAATCCAACTGTAACTTTAAATCATGGAAGCAGCGTTCACGAACTCTCCTTCTCTATTCCGCTTAAGGCCACCTATGATGGGGTCATTAAAAGGAATCATGTTGTAGATTTACTAAAACCCTGGTACCTAATTAAAACTGAGTTCTATGGGCTTGCGATTTGGTTTATTATCACAAAAAGAACCAAGTCTTTCAGCAGTGAAATGGATACTGTACAAGTTGAGTGTAGATCTCTTCAACATGAATTGAGCAGAATAAGCGTTCTTAAATATGAGGAGACATCTAAAAATCTGCAGGAAGTAGTTACAGACTGTTTAAAGAATACCAGTTGGACGGTTGGATACATAGATACTCTCTTTAACGTAAAACGAAGACAGTTTGATGTATCATCAACTAACAAGCTTGATTTTTTATATTCAATCTGCGAGAAGTTCGATGCAGTTCCAGTCTTTGATACATTAAAAGAAACTGTAAGCTTTTATAAAGAATCAGACATTTCGAAATACAAAGGCCTCAAACTGAACCCTCGGCAATATATGATTAGCATGGACGATTCTGATGATGCAGACGAATTGGTAACAAGACTGTATGCTACTGGAAAAGATGGCATAAGTATTAATTCAGTGAACCCGACTGGTCAATCGTACATTGATGATTTCTCTTATTTCCTCTTCCCCTTTCAACGTGACGAACAACGAAATGTAATTTCCCACAGTGCCTATATGCCAGATGAACTTTGTCATGCAATTCTTGATTATAATGATCTTGTTAATAGCGAAGGAAATGCGTTTAATAAACTTCTCACCCAAAAGAACGAAGCTGAAACTGGTTTAACCGAATTGAATAATGAGCTTTACACACTTGATCTAGAAGTCCAAAAGTTATTAGATCGAATTGAAGTTGCGAAGAAAGCTGGAGATGACACAAGTCAACTAAAAGCTCAACTTGCCGTAAAGCAGAAAGCAGTTGCAGAAAAGAAAAACCAAATTGCTACGATTGAATCAACAATTTCTCAAATATCTGCTTCAATTTCTAAGCTTAAAGAAAAGCTTTCTTTTGAGAACAATTTTAGTGAAAATCAGCAAAAACTGCTCTCACGTTTCATTTCGACAACTGAGTGGTCAAATGACAGCATCTATGATGAGAATGAACTTTATGATGATGCCAACGAAGAACTCGAAAGTCGTAATACACCGCCAGTGAATGTAACACTCGATATTGTAAACTTTTTTAACTGTATTAGTGAAAAACATAACTGGGATAGGTTCAGTTTGGGAGACATAGTAGGAGTTCAACAGAGTGATTTAAATACCGATATTAAAGCCATTCTTTCAGCAATAACAATTGATTTTGAACAATCAAATATTAGTGTCACAGTTACAAATGGAAAAAGAGTTCAATCTGATTTTGAGAAAGTCATTAAGACCGTTTACAGAACAAACAAAATAAGTACTGAATTAAACAAAAGAAAGATTGAATGGGACAAAGTAACTGAAAACTTCAATATTCGAAATGACAGAATCTCAGTGCAGCCAGCACCCCCTGTTATTGCTTCTGACGGCACGGCAATTACCCATAAGGTAAATGATAACGGGTCAGTTGATATTACCATTCAGTGGAACTATGTTGATTCCAATGAAGACAAATACAACATTGATGGGTTTGAGGTTTACTTACACGGTAGTGATGACAATGAGGAGTACACATTTGGCTCTGTGCAAGCTAGTGAAAATTTACAAAATGTTAAATATGACAGGCGAACAGCTACTTTTACCGGATTGCCTTCAAATATGTACTATACAATTGGTGTTCAAGCATATCGAAGAGTAGATGCGGATATCGATATTAATCAAATTCTTCTTTCGGATATAGTTAAGTCAAATCATCCTTCTGAAAACCCCTACCTCCCTACTCCTTCAATTGAAGTAAAAGGAAGCCTTAGTGGAAAAGTTAATGGTCTTTATACAATTTCCACGGAATCTAAGCCAGAAGATCCAGAGACAGGAACAATTTGGATTGACCCAAAGACTAATAAACAGGAACTGTTTAACGGAGAGGAATGGATTGTTTCATCTGCTGGTTCAGCAGACTCTCTGAATGGTTTTACAGCTTCATTAACCACCTCACCAAACTCTATACCAGTACGTGATCAATCAGGGGTCATTAGTGGCTCAATAGATGGAAATGCAGAGATGTTAGGTGGACGAGCAGCTTCTGACTATGCATTAACTGAAAATATCCCCGTTCCTCCCAAGTTTGCTAAAGGTGTTTACACAGGAGACGGCACTTTAAGTAAACAAATTCCGCTTGCCTTTACCCCCGATTTAGTTAGAATAACCCCGATTTCACCTGAAGACAGTCAACTAGTAATTGAAAGTCAATTGGGGGGCTATGCCTATCAAGTTACTTCAACCGGACTTTCCCTTATTGGAGGAGATTTAAGCTATGGTGCTTTGGGAAACAACCTTTTTATCACAGGCTCAGATAGTAACTGCAGAGGAAATAAATTAAACGTTAAATATATCTGGGAAGCTTACCAACAAAATTAACGGAGGTGATTAAACTGGCTGATTTTGCTGAATTATATAATGACCCAATTTTAAGTAAAAAGAGAATAGGTTCTGTTGAAGACCCGTATCTAACTTATAGCGAGACATTAACTGTATACAACGGAAGAGCACTCCTAACTGAGATTCCTAACAGAGAGTTTCGTGTAGAAGTTATTGGAGATAAGAAGGAATGGCGAGAAATTGAAGATGGTGAACTAGAAGACAATTATTTTAAGGTTGACTACCTTATGGGAGTTGTCTTTTTTAATGCTTCAAATGAAGGGAAATCGCTAACCTTTAATTATAGTGGTGAAGGAGCTTCCTTCTTCCCTGCCTCTCGAATTTGGATTAAACGCCAAGGCAATATGGTTATTGAGACTCTACAAGGACTTATCGATGATGCTGAAGACACAATAATTCGGATGAATGAGCGAATTGCTGAATGTGAACGAGTAACAAAACGATGCATCGAAATAACAAACTGGTGTAGACAAGCAACTTCTGATTACGAGTATGTAGTTGAGAACACTAGAAAAATATATTTGCCGATGGTTTATACATATCAAGATTTAATGGATACTTACCCAAATCCTCAAATTGGGTGGGTTGTTACTGTTCGAGATACAGGTATTGAATATCGCTGGGATGGTTTTGACTGGATTAATATTAGCATTTCAGACCAATTCGATGGTTATAACGTTGTTTCAAGTTATATTGAACCTTACAATATTCGAACAGTGTGGCTGAGGACAAATAGCCCGCCTAGCAAAAAAAGAGTAAAACCTTCTAAAGATGCACCTGACGGTAGCATGGTTTGGATAAGGAAAGGATAAGGAGGAACATTATTGAGTGACAATCTAATTCCAGTAAATACAATGGGCTATTATGATGAAGAAACCAAACAATGGGTACCTATTGACGCTGTAGCTTTAAAATCAGAGAATAATAGGTTTACTGCAGATGACATCAGTCAGAAATTTAATAAAATTGGCGATATAGACGCTATTAAAGCCACAGGAAACACACTGTCTGAAAAGATTATTAGTGAATTTAATTATAGAGGAATCAATATTTCCTGGTTAGGAGCCAAAGGCGATGGAACAACTGATGACTCTAGTGTGTTTTCTTCCATAGAATCGACTTACCAAGATAATGTGTTTGATTTGGCAGGTAAAACATATGTCGTTAATAGCTTTCCGAATAAAAATAAATACTTGAACGGTTACTTTATCATTGACGGAAATAAATATTTCTCTGGATATGTATCATCGTTTCAAACAGGAAATTCAAATATCATCATCGGGAACAATGCTGCTAAAAACTTCCGACCAGGAGATCAATATAAAGGTATTGCAGGTCATAATATTATTGCTATCGGTGAAAATGCACTTTCAAATGCAAGTGAATACACTAAAAACACTACAGCAATAGGAGCCGGAGCACTATTTAATAATAAATATGGCGTTTATAACTTGGCCATTGGTTTACAAAGTCAATATTATGTTACCGGTGTACAAGGAGATGCTTTCAAAGGGACTCGGAATACATCTGTGGGCGATAATTCTATGCGCTTTAACAAAGACGGGTATTCTAACGTCGCTATGGGTAGAAACGCTTTACAGACAAATGAAAAGAGTCTTTGGAACACTGCTTTAGGTGCTGCTGCTATGTCTGGGTATGCCCCATTAAACCTGGACAGTAAAACAATTATAAATAATTCCCCTCAAACTGCCGGATACCAAGTTGCAGTCGGAACTAACTCCCTTTATTGGTCAAATGGAATTGGCAATGTGGGAGTGGGAGTAAACGCTGGACGGGAAATTAAAAATAGTCAGCGGAACGTTGCAATGGGTTACTATGCTATGAGTCAACTCGATTCTGATGTCTCATTCGAAGGAAAGCAAAGATTCTTCCCTAGTATTCAAGCAGGATACACTTGGATAGGTCAAGACATCACCCTTACTCATATTGGTCACACCTTTATTGTTGGCCAGAACTTGTCTTTAGCATTAGATGGTGGAGAGAAGTTTTCTACTACGGTTAAGAGCATCACTGTGGATACCTTCACAGTAAGCACTACACAGATCGCCCAGAATGAAATCTCTGGTATGGCTCAAGTGTCAGAGTATTACACGACTACTGGAACTTACGTATGGAAAGACAATAATATTCAAGTCTCCATGGGGAATCATCCTTTCCAAAATGGATATAAAGTTTTAATGTCAGTAGGTGGACGGGAAGCTATTTACTTTACTGTCGCTAATTCGACATCCTCTGGTTTCACTGTCTCTACAGATATTATCGGAGATGAATCAGGCGCAGTAAAAATCACAGAGTACTCCGACACTACACCAATGGCAGTTAATTATGATAATACAGCTATTGGTGTAAAGGCTGCATGGAAAATGAAAAAAGGTAGTTTTAACACTGCTATCGGTGGTCTTTCACTCGAAAACAACAAAGGCGATTATAACACTGCACTTGGCTACATGGCTCTTAAAAATAACACTACAGGAAATCAAAACACTGCATTAGGATATGGTGCATTAAGATTTACAACTGGTGGAGATGAAATGAAAGATATAAGCAACTCTACCGGCGTTGGTTTCAATTCAAGGGTTTCTGGAAGCAATCAGATTCAACTTGGTGATGGAAATTCTACTCCATACTCATTTAATGCACTGCAAAATAGATCTGACCTCCGTGATAAAGCTGATATTCGAGACACAGTTCTAGGCCTAGATTTCATAAATAAAGTCAGACCTGTTGATTATAAATGGGACATACGTGATGAGTATGTTGAAATTAAAGAAGATGGTACAGTAATCACCCATGAGCGAGACGGTTCTAAAAAGAAAAATAGATATCATCACGGTGTTATCGCCCAAGAAATTCAAAAGGTAATTGAAGCTGAAGGTATCGATTTTGGTGGTTTCCAACACCATGAACTTTCTGGTGGCGAAGATGTAATGTCAATTGGTTATACAGAATTTATTGCTCCTCTAATCAAGGCTGTACAAGAGCTTTCAGCAAAAGTTGAAGAGCAAGCAAAAGAAATAGCCGCTCTTAAGAAAGCATAATAAATTTTATGTATTTCTTTTAGGAGGTGGTTATGTTCTAGATAAAATATAGATTTTATTCAAAATACATACTTGAAAGACAGAGATAACAAGAGCATACGTGAGATAAAGAGAGATTGGGTTTAGTCCCCTTCTCTCTTTTTTGTGCTCAAATTTAATTATTAGGAGAGATGTTTTTATGACAATTCAAGCGAGACAAATGCTGGTACCATCAAGTAAATATACAATTAAATGTCCTTATGCAATGACAGCTGAATATATCACATTCCATAATACAGCCAATGATGCATCAGCAAATAATGAAATTAGCTATATGAGAAATAATAACGCAACAGTATCATATCATTTCGCTGTAGATGATAAAGAAGTTGTTCAAGGACTTCCTACAAACCGGAATGCATGGCACTGCGGTGATGGAGACCACGGTACAGGAAACCGCAAATCAATTGGTGTGGAAGTTTGTTACTCTAAATCAGGTGGGGAACGCTACAGAAAAGCAGAAGCTCTTGCAATCAAGTTTATTGCACAACTACTCAAAGAACGTGGCTGGGGAGTTGAGCGAGTTAAGAAACATCAAGAGTGGTCAGGTAAATATTGCCCTCACCGTGTTTTAGATGAAGGTCGTTGGGATGAAGTTAAAACTGCAATTGCTACTGAATTAAAAGCTCTCGGTGGTAAATCAACTACTCCAACTAAACCAACAACCTCCTCCCCTTCCTCTTCATCAGCAGTAAGTGGTTCACTAAAATCAAAAGTTGACGGACTTCGCTTCTATTCAAAACCATCTTGGGAAGATAAAGATGTTGTCGGCACAGTAAATAAAGGCATCGGATTCCCTACAGTTGTAGAGAAAGTTAAAGTTGGATCTGCCTATCAATACAAAGTTAAGAACTCAAAGGGCGCTACATACTACATCACTGCTTCTGACAAATATGTTGATGTTACAGGATCAGTTAAAACCTCTTCCTCTGCCCCAAAAACAACATCAACTTCTTCAAGCTCCTCATCTATTAAATCAGTAGGAAAAATCAAAATTAATGGTGTTTCAAGTGCAGCAATCGTAATGGACAAACCTGATCGAAATAGTTCTAAAAATATTGGCACAGTTAAGCTTGGAAGCACTATTTCAATTTCTGGTTCAGTTAAAGGTAAAAACAATTCAAAAGGTTACTGGGAAGTTATTTATAACGGTAAACGTGGATACATCTCAGGGCAATTCGGTTCAAAGATTTAATTATATTCAATAATCTCGGAGGATTTTTGCTGCTCTATTCATATCAGCGAATATCCTCTTAATTTAGGAGGTGATGTAAAGTCACCTTCCTATATTCATTAAAGGTTGGTGACAAATGGATAACTTTGAGCAAAGCACCATTTCAAGATTAAGTGCACTAGAAGAAAAAGCAAAACACACCAATAACAAGATTGACTCTCTTGAAGAAAGAACAAATGTTATTGGTCGTATTGCTACGCTTGTTGAGCAGCAAGTCGAAATTAATAAAGATTCTCAAGCACAATCAAGAGAACAATTCAGTACTCTTAACGAAATGAGCAACAGTTTAAAAAATCTAAGTAAATCGTATGAAAAACTGGACAATCGAGTTGAAATATTAGAACGCTCTGATTCTACTCGCAAAATTGATCCTTCACAATTTACGAAAGACCTCGTATACAAGGTGCTGCCAAGTGTAATTACCACTATTATCGGTGCATGGTTACTCATACATTTTGGCCTCAAATAAAATTAACAGGAGACGATTAAATGACTAAAATCAACTGGAAAGTAAGACTGAAAAAGAAAACATTTCTTGTCGCAATTTTCTCTGCATCGCTGTTATTCGTACAAGCAATTGCCTCTGCTTTCGGATATGACTTGACTGTATTTGGTGACGATTTGACTGAGAAATTTAATGCACTTCTAACATTTTTAACTGCAATGGGTATCATTGTTGACCCAACAACTCAAGGTATTTCTGATAGTGAACAAGCAATGGATTATGATTCACCGAGATAAAACCCCTACCCTTCTCTTAATCGAGGAGGGTATTTTTTTCGTTATTTAAGATAACATTAATCTTCCTTATTCATTTAAATATGATAAAATATTACATATTTAGATATTTAATATAGGAGGGCTTGTGTTGGAGCAGATGATCTCTTCTTCTAAAGTTGGAGTGAAAATAAATGAGTGGTATAAATACATAAGATTATTTAGTGTCCCAGATTCGGAAATATTGAAAGCTGAGGTCGAGGAAGAAATAAGGCATATGAAAGAAGATCAAGATTTATTGCTGTACTATTCTCTCATGTGTTTTCGCCATCAGCTGATGCTGGACTACCTTGAACCAAAAACATTAAACGAAGAACGACCTAAAATTTCAGACTTATTAGAAAAGATCGAAAGTAGTCAAACTGATTTGAAAGGGATTCTTGAATATTATTTTAACTTTTTCCGGGGAATGTATGAATTTGAACAATACGAATATCTTAATGCCATAAGCTTCTATAAGCAAGCCGAGAGAAAATTATCACTTGTTGCAGATGAAATTGAAAGAGCTGAATTCCACTATAAAGTTGCAGAAATTTATTATCATATGAAGCAAACACATATGTCGATGCACCACATTGTTCAAGCAATCGATAGTTATAAAGCACATGAAAACTACACTGTAAGAGTTATTCAATGCTCATTTGTTATCGGTCTGAACTATTTGGATATGGACTACCCTGAAAAAGCGATCCCTCATTTTAAAGATGCTCTAGACAAAGCAAGAGAAATCGATATGTCACGATTAATCGGATCATCTCTTTACAATCTTGGCTTATGTTCATTTGCTGAGGAAGCTTATGAAAAGGCATCTGAGTACTTCAAGGAGGGCATTAGAGTATACCAGGATAATGGGTATGAGCATTCAAATCGTGTATTAGACATCTTACTTATGTTGACAAAAACCACCTTTAAAATGAGAAATCACTCCGAGGGAATTTCTTGGTGCGCACACGGTCTGTCTTTGTCCAAAAATTTAAACGATGAGATTATGGCAAAAATGTTTGAGTTCATACATGCCTTGTATGTAGATAATGACAATGAAAAATTAAATTCAATTCTAAATTATTTAGAATTAAAGTCAATGCTTTCAGACGTGGAGGATTTAGCATCAGATGCAGCGAAGTATTACAATGAAAAAGAAGACCATAAAGTGGCTGTTGCTTATTATGAGAAAGTGCTTTATGCCCGTAAACAAATTCAGAGAGGGGATTGTCTTTATGAAACTTAAGCATGCATCTATCTTTATTTTAGCCATTGTTTTAATTGGATTTACAAGCATTTATTTAACTAACACTCAAAAAGATGTCCAAGAAGCACGTAGAGGACATACAGCCAGTATTAGTTTTACTGATGGTCATTCATATGAAATTGCAAGTAGAGGTCATACTTCTTAATATGCTTTTCTTGTTCCCCCCTCCAAATTTTGAAGGGGGTTATTTTTATGATTTATGCCCACCAGTCAACCCTGCTCTGTGAAGCGTAGTACCAGCAGATGTATAAGAAACTGCTCTAAGAATCGCTTTTGATCCGTATTTGTTTCTAATCTCGTCCATAACGAAACCAAGCTTTCTTCTCTTTTCATTATCCACTTCAAATAAACTCAACTGCTGATTCACATCATTCTCAATATTTGACAACGTGACTGAGATACTTCTCACAGTCTTATCCGAGTAAAACTTATTAAAAAGTACTAGGCTACATTTATAAATGTCCATTGTGATATTTGTGGGAAGGTCAATTGTTTTAGATCGGTGAAATCCACCGCCAAGCTCATCTTTACTGTAGCCAATTCCCAAGCTGATTGTTCGACCAACTTTATTATGTGCACGTGCCCTTCTTGCGACTTCTTCGCAAATCTCCAGAAGAACAGCCTTAATCTCTTCTCTCATTGTGTAATCCCTCAGTAAAATCTGACTCTTACCAAAACTAATCTGCCCCTGCATTAACGGAGTTCCTATTTCAGATAAATCAATTCCATGTGCATGATAATACAACTGGTTTCCCATTATTCCGAACTTCTTTTCAAGCAATTCTAAGGGAAACTTGGCTAACTGGCCTACAGTCGATATCCCCATTCGGTTCAGATTTCTTTCCATCCTCCCTCCTATCCCCCACATTTTTGACAACGGATGAACATTCCAGAGTTTATTTGGCACATCTTCATATCTCCAACGTGCAATACCACTCTTCGTTTTCTTACTTTCCAGGTCAAGCGCAAGCTTACTTAGCAGCATATTGTCTCCAATGCCTACAGTACACAACAAACCGAACTCTCTCCACATACTGCTTTGAATTGCTTTGGCCATTTCTTCAGGATCTTCTTTTCCTGCATCTAAAAAAGATTCATCAATTGAATACGTATGAACACATTTTTCTGGCACAAATCTGTAAAACAGCTTTGTAATCTCAGTTGAAACTCTGATGAAAAGCTTCATTTGCGGATTTACAATGTGTATTCTTGGATCTTCAGGTATCTCAAATAGTCTCGATCCTGTTTTGATTCCAAAATCTTTTTTAAGTGCAGGAGATGCAGCTAATACTACACTTCCCTGTCTCTCCATATTCCCTACAACGGCAAGATAACATGTTAAAGGATTAAGCCCCATTGTTACAGCCGATACAGATGCATAGAAGGATTTCATATCGACACAAAGTATACTCTTTCTTGGAAATTGTGAGTAATCAATCATTGTATGTAACTCCTATGATGTTATTCATGTTGATATAAACTGTATTGTCGTTCTGGTCTTTTACGTGAAGCTTTTGTTGTTCAAAATTAATGTAATGTACTCTGCCTATAACATTTTCAACGAATCCGTTATTAAAAAGCTTGAATTTCAATTCTTTATTAAATTCCAAAGCCTCAGAGACGAGAATATCCATCTCCTCAATTTGTTGGTCATCTAAGGATGGTTTTTCAATTTTTGATACATCAATCAAATCTTGTTTAAGTTGTGTTAAATGTTCTGGAAGCATCATTGATGTCCATTTGATTGTTCCTCGATCCCTAAGCATATCGACTCACTCCTTTATTGATCTAATATTAACAGAACAAACGTTCTTTATTCAAGATAAACCAGAACAAAAGTTCGATGTAAATGTTGGTAATAAATCGATACTTTGACAATTTAAACGTGATACACTTATTAACAAATGGATAAGTTAATTGAGGAGATGAAGTAATGTCATTGGTTAGCAAGCTAACAAGCAAAAAACAAAAAGACAAGGAATTTAAAAATATCCTTGCTTCTATAGAGCCATTAAAAGAAGACTACTATACCCTGAGTGGTAAACTTCCTTTTTCAAAAGAATATTCAACATATGTTCCCTATGCGCTTGAAAATCAATACGATTCAAGTTTAGTCGGTGTTGCTTTTGATTACTTAGCAAGGTTTAGAATTGGACAGTTTACGAATAAAGAGGAGGCAAGAGATCATTTAACTGCCTATGAGGGACTGAGGAAGTTAAGTAACAAAACTAAGAACTATTCGCTAACGAATACTTTCTATATACCCTTAATAAACGACATTTTGGACTTTATCAGAAGTGAGTCGAAAATTTCTCCAGATATATGTCAAAAAGCATTAAAGCTAGCCAAACTAGAACAGTTATACAGATCTCCAACAATTGGAGAGACAAATGTTGATTTTTATACTTGCATAGATTCTTCTGATGAAATAGTCAATGACCTAATGAGCCTGCTAGAGGTTTTCGAAAATAAGTTCATAAACAGTGGCATATTAACAAAAAACAGCAAAGTTGTTTTTAATCCTTCTTTTGGCGTCAGCTCTCCATTAGTAGGCGGTGCAGACGCAGATATTTGGATAGATGGGACGCTGTATGATTTTAAAACAACGAAAAAGAACTCTTTGGATAAAAATGATAACCTTCAGTTGATCGGCTATTTTATATTAAATGAACTCGCTCAAGAAGTTCACGCTGCAACAGGAGCTCCTCCCCTATTAGACATAAATAGAGTGGGTTTTTATAAAGCAAGGTATGGAGAGATTGAATTTTACGATACAGAAAAATTGATTACAAAAGAAATGCGCGACCAAACATTAGTTGAATTGGCTAAATACTTTAGTGAAAATCCAGGTAAGTTAAATTTAGTTCATGACCCTTTCTTTGTAGAGGATGCAAAGGAGGTTCTAAAATCAATTGGTGAGATACATTCTATCTAATCTTAAAACATATGATTCAAATTGGTAATTTATTGTGAATTTTCAACGACAAGGGCATTTATGTATAGTATAATATTTCCTGTACATTTAGTTTGCTCACTCAAGGGAGTCTTGCTCATCCCCTAATGAAAGGGGGTGAGGCTATGTCAACATTTCAGGCATTAATGCTGATGCTTGCATTCGGGTCGTTTATAATTGCCCTGTTGACGTATATAAATAAAAAATAGACCTCCCTTGAGCGTCAGAACCTGAAGGGATAGGTCTATCAAGAAACCACATCGAGCAAGCCCTTTGATGGGCAGCTTTTTGTACAGAGCCGGGGTGTTGGTAGCACCCTGGTCTTTTTTATTTTATGCAATCCAATTAAACAAATGCATTTTATACGTAAAAACGTATAATCTTCATCCTAATTATAACCATATAAAAATGGTATTTGCAATACTATTGCTTTATGGATAAAACCATTATTTTATTTAGATTGGAGATGCTTATTTCTGCAACATCTCATACAATTGCAATACTTTTGCTTAGAGGAGCGTTTTAAAAAAGACTAGTTGTCTTTCCCAAAGAGCATCTTTCCAAAATCATTGTCCAAAATCTCAATTTCAACATCGCTAACATTATCATCAGTTTCAATTGGTTCATCAACTAAACTTAGGATAAACTCCTCAAACGAATTAGCAATCAGGAAAAAGTCTTTCTCAGGATGACTTGATTCATGATCCCAAAACAATATCTTTTCATCATCGATGTCCATACATATTTCATTACCACCTGCAGAGCTTGCAATCGGGACAATATTTTTAGGAAAGCGATCAGAATATGTATCGATCGCTTTCTGAAGATTGTTGTGATCGTTCGCCAAACCATAAAAACCCTCTAACAATTGTGTATCATCATCCTTACCCATCCAAGGGTCTTTCTCTATAGGTTTATAGCAAACGTCATACTCAATCTCATCTGTTGTTTTTTTACTTCCTAGATAACATCCTCCATATTTCTTCAAAAAGTCCCTATAATCTGAAGGTAATGGTTTACCCATATTTTTTTCAAGCTCTTTGAGTTGTTCGTTTGTATTAATGCTGGGATCTGTTTCAGCATCTATCGTAAACTCTTTCAACTTTTGTTCGATCTTAGTGAAGCTCATTTTAATATCCTCCTCTTAGGTCAGATGCTCCTCCAATATGAGGTATTTTGTTATTAATTACACTAGGTACTAGTTGAATTGTGGTACTATCCAAATGGTGTGGGGTAAGCCCCTGTTGCGAGAGCCATTTTTTCGCCTGTGCTTGAGACTTAAAACCTTTGATCTCTTTAATTTTCTTATATACAAGCCTAAAATCCTTTTTAGTTCCGTTTAACTCTCCAGGTTTAAATTTAATGTTGGCAACAGTCCATGGAGTAAAATCAGGACGCCCATCTTTAAAAGTAATCGGTTCGCCTTTTGTCGCGGTGTTTACTTCAGGTATATCAGAATACCATTGCCCATCACCTGGTTTACCGATCCATTTCCCTCTAGTCCTTGGCAATACTGAACGTGGGTTTGCTGAAGCAGCTAATTGTAATAACCTATTTTTTAAACTTTCTCCGTTTACTACATTGTATGGCACGCCTCCTGCCATAGCAAGATCGTACTTAGGGTTATAAGGCAGCAAATCTGGAATCTTGACGTCCTTAATTTTCTTCCCTGCTTGACTAGCTTTATTTATTACCTTGCCTGCTGCATCTGCTTTATTAATGGCTCCTGCACCTTTGGTTCCAAAAACAGCTACAGCCACTGAACCAACAGCGTAGGTCACCCATCTTGATCTAGAGTAGGCATCCCCATTCACCATATCTTTTTGGTATGACTCTTCTATTGCTGCTGAAACAGCATCATATGTTTTTACTGGATGAAGAACTGCATTTCCCAGCGCTGAGAGTGTTTCCCCTGGATCGGTGATAAAATCCCATATGCCGGTTACAGTGTCTTTTCCGACATCATATAAACCTACTCCTACACCTTTTACGATATCCCATGTGATTTCTCCTGCTTCTTCCATCTGTTTGGCCTGTTCGATTTGCACAGCAAGCTGCACTTGAGCTGGCTCCAGATTCTCGTAGCCTACTTTCTTAGCAATCTCTAAATACTCATCTGGATCAGATACACCTTCATTAAGTTTTTTCTTTAATTCTTTGATTTCACGTTCTTTTGCTTCTTCTTTCTTCACGTTTAAGTAAGCATCAGAATGCTTCTCAATATCGCCTTTTTTCTTATGTATGTCACTTTCTCTGTACGCTTTAGCATTATAGTGAATCGGAGTGGCGTTCTTTCCTTTGCCTGTTGATTCCTGCAACTTTTTAAAATCTTGATGGATGAACTGTTCGTTAGGCTCTGTTTCAGCGTATTCTGTTTTTAAATCCTCATCAAGCTTGTTTAGCTTATCAATTGTTTTTTCACGTTTGTCATCTGCAGAAGTAAGTTTGTCTTTGAAGTCTTCTGTTGAGAATATTTCAAGAGGAAGAATATCATTGATGTCATTCAGAATGTCTTTCATTGCTTTTTTCTGTTCAGACATAATGGATTTTGATTTTGTATTTGCGTTAGCCAACTCATGTTCTAGGAAGGATTCTTCGATGTAAGCATCAGACATCTTCGCATCTTCAAGTTTTGCAGAAATGCTGCTTAAGAAAGCAATTTTCATGTCAATTAAATCGATCCATTGGTCTGTAACACCTACATGATCATGATAAAATGCTTTAATGTTGTTAGCACCCTTACCGGAAAACTCGCTGTCATCTAGGTCAGCTACGTCCTTAAACGCTTTTCTGAGCTTCACCATTTGTGATCGTAGTTCCTTATACTCTTTGGTTCTTTTATCTGCTTCAGAGAGTAAAGATTCAGCTTCGAAAACCTTCATATCATTCTCCTTTCAAGCTTACTCTATGTAAATTTTACCACAATCAACTATTTCAATAACAGAAAAAGACAGCCTAATATGACTGCCCTTTAATGACTAACATGTGAAGCTAAAAAATCTTTGGGTGCATCTTTAATTTTTAATTTATGTTCTTATAGTAAGCTTTAACATCTCTTTCAACTTCCCAGTACTTATTTCCGTTCGAACTTAAAAGTCGATCAAACCAAATTTCAAAATTCGCTCTTAAATCCACTGCTTCATCAAAATGATCAATTGCATCCAAATAAAATAGATAATCTAAGTCCCCTTTTTCATATCTATTTGAATCTATAACATACCTTCCATCAAAATGATATCCAGTCAAAAAACACTTTTCTGGTAGGTCTTCTGTTTCATTGTATTTCATAACATCTTCAATACTGAGTATTTCGATTCCATCAAGAAACTCCAATCCATTATGTAGAGCTAGGAACTCCTTATAATCTTTGGGTAAACTTACATTGAAATGTGATTCTAATTTTCTAATTTCGTCTTCTGTTGCAGGTTCATTAAATTCAAATGTGGCATCTTCTAATACGAAACCACCTGGTTGAATCATTGGAAAAGTGCCATACTTAGAAACAGCTTCTTTAATACCAGCAAGTGTCAAATGAATAAGTTTGCCTTCTTCCATCTCCCATCCCCCTATCAACAATTATCTAGATTTCGCCATGTCATACAGCTATAAGGAAAGCATTACTAATAGGACATTTATTGGTATTAGGAAACAATTTTACTCATAATAGAAGCAGCATTAGTGGTGAACAAAATGTAAGTGTTATTTGCTGTTTTAATCACTACCCTATCCGTAGAGCCATAAGGAAATCCAATCCTTACTGCACTTTTTTCCTCTCCCCCATAGTTTGGATCAAGAAATACATCATTGATTTCTTTGATTGGAATTTCAATTTTGGATAGCTGCCAATTGATAATTAAGTTTTCATTTAATTTTTCAACGTTGATTCCAAGCATAAAAACATTCCCCTTTTGACTATGAATTCAGTGAAATTTTAACATGCGCCTGGAAGTTTTAAAGAGAAATGCGATGATATTAAGGAAAAATTAAATTCACAATAATTGGATACAGGATTATAATTATTGATGGTTTACCGATATAAATAGAGAACAAACATTCTAAAAGGGGAAATGAAATTGAAGAAAGTACTATTAGGTTTTGCAGCATTCACTTTGAGCTTATCATTGGCAGCCTGCAGCTCAAATGATTCTGAAAAAGTAAGCACAGAAAAAGAAACACCACAAGCGTCTACGGATGTGGAAAAGAAAACAGAACAAAAGGAATCTACTAAAGAAAAAACTGCTGACAAATCTAAGGAAAAAGACAAAAAGGAATTGGTCGATGTTACTCTAGATAGAGCTGTTGATGGTGACACAATTAAAGTTACCTACAATGGAAATGTAGACACAGTCCGCTACTTGCTCGTTGATACACCTGAAACTAAGAAACCAAATTCTTGTGTTCAACCATACGGTGAAGATGCTTCTAAGCGAAATAAAGAATTGGTTAACAGTGGTAAGCTGCAGCTTGAATTTGACAAAGGCGATCGCAGAGATAAATACGGTAGACTATTAGCTTATGTTTATGTGGATGGCAAATCTGTTCAGGAAACATTGCTAAAAGAAGGATTGGCCAGAGTAGCATATGTATATGAGCCAAATACGAAATACATAGACCTATTTAAGAAAGACGAACAGGAAGCAAAATCAGAAAAGCTTTCAATCTGGAGCAAGAATGGATATGTGACTGACCGAGGATTTAATGGCTGTGTGAAAGAGAAAACCACTGCGGTTAAAAAAGCAACAACATCCAAACCGGCAGCTAAACAGCCTACTACTCCAAAGGCATCAAGTGAAACTTCGACTACAACTGAAAAAGAAGCTTCTTCAGAGACAACTGGAGAAACAGAAACGTTTAAAAATTGTACTGAGTTAAGAAAGAAATATCCGAATGGAGTGCCTAGCTCCCACCCTGCTTACCAATCTAAAATGGACAGAGATCATGACAACTATGCATGTGAACGCTAATTGAAAGCCCTTTGTGGCTTTCTTTTTTATTTTTAGGGCTCTTTACACAAAAAGAGGCTATCCACAGATTAAAAAATTCTCGGGACAACCTCTTTTTAAAATATCTAATCAATCATCTAATTTTTACTCAAAAAAAGCTTTTGAATAATTAACGATACCTTGCACATCTTCAAGAGAATTATCTGCTAATTCTAGAGCCATAAACACTTCATCAGGCACCTCAAATGGGGCTTTTATATTCCATAAGCTAGCTGGCTTAAAACCAAACCTTGGATAATAATCTTTATGTCCTAAAACAATTACTGAACGATAACCAAGCTCTATTGCGTTTTTTAACGCAGTACGAATTAATTTACTGCCAATTCCTTTTTTCTGATAATCAGGCGCAACAGAAACTGGAGCAAGTGCTAAAGAATCGACAGTGTTATCGCCATCTATGATTTTTATTTTAGATAAAAGGACATGTCCTACGATATCTTTATCTTGATTTAATGCGACTAATGAAAGTTCAGGAATGAATGCATCTGATTTTCTAATCCTATTTACAAGTAAATGCTCTTTTTTGTCACTATATTCTTCATTTAAAAAAGCTCTTTTAACAATTTCTTCAGTCGTATTATATTCATGTGTGAGTTCTTGTCTAATTAAGATTTCCATTCATAGTCTCCTGTTCTTTTAATTAATTACCATAAGATTTTTCTTCATCCTATAAATTAAAAAAACCAGAGAGCTATGTGAGGGAGCTCTCTGGAGTTATAGTGGCTGTTAAACCCCTATGATACATATACAGGGTACCTTATATTTGGTATGCAATCAAGCCACTTTCAGATTTGAATAAAATGGGAATTTTATCGAGAATTAATTATTATATACAGACATATCCGATAAAGCCAAAACTAGATGTAGAATCAAATTTAATTTTTATACTGATTTTTAAAGGTTAAGTGTTTAATTCCCTGATCCTTAAAAACTTGACGGATATAAGGTGGAGAATAATCGAAAGCTCGACTAATTTCCTTCAGGCTCATTTTCTTATTGAAATGCAGATCATAAAGAAAAGCAAAGTCCTTAGTTCGTCTACGCTTAGACAATTCCTGAAATGAAAGCTTGTCCACATTTTGTGATTTAAATAAATCTAAAATAATCCAATCTGAGATATTTAGTTCCTTAGAAATCTCTCCTACAGTTTTAAGCTCTTCAAAGTGCATTTTTTTGATCTCATTAAATTGCTCTAAATATTGCTGCCATACGTATTTATGCTGACGTTGAGGCTGAGGGATATCGAGTTGAGAAGTGGCATAAAAGTTAAAACCTTGTTCTTGAATATGGTTTAGTCTTTTATGCGAGTTTATAAACTCCCCTCCCTGCTCGCCGTTAAGAAAATCCACATGGCTGTTTTCATTATTAAGTGAAGAACTTTTCCATACAACTTCCATGTGATCATCATCAAACAGAGTTACTTTTTCAATGAAGAAATCAAGGAATTGCCGTTTTTCTTCTATTGTAATTTCATTTTTAATCATTTTAGAGAACGAGCCAATATACTCGATCATTTTTTGTTTTTTGTCTTCAGTTTGTTTATTTGCAGCCAATTGTGAATTAATTATTTTAATCTCATTCTCAATATGCTCTTTGTTCTGTTCCAATGGCTGAGACAGTTGGTCGAACATACTTTCTTTAATTTTCCCTTTCCCAAAAAGAATTACATAATTTGCTATTTCTTCATCTATCTCACCGAGTTGTTTTTCTAGTCGACTTGCTTTTGCTTTGAGTTCATCGATTTTCTTTTGATCAGACGCTTCCTCTAAAAATGATTCTAGAAATTTCTCTGGATTCTTCAGGAGTTTTATAAACCAGTTCCAAAAAACTTCATCAACGATATCGACTCTCCAGTTCTTACCTTCACATGAAACAACTTTCTTGCCATTTTGATATCCTTTTGCAGTCTTTGCTCTACAAGAATAATACTTATATACGCCTGATTTAGTTTTAGAAGTTATTCCTGAGCCACATGCCCCTCCACAACGGCCGCATTTCGCCTTGTTTTTCAGCAAATAGTCTTTAGTAGCTCGACTTCTTCCCTTAAAGTTGCTCTTCAATCGCTCAATGATTTGCTCTCGTGTAGCTTTATCCCACATTGGAGGAATCTTTATCAATATCCATTCGTCTTTGTTTGTCGGCACCTGTTTCTTCTTACCGTTAATTTGAACAACTTTTGACTTTCCATAATAAAAATCACCTGTGTAATCTTCATTCTGCAACATTCTACTTACAGTTGCCTGATACCAAGTCTTTCCGTTAGGAGCAGCAACTCCCCTTCTTGAAAGTTCTTTAGCAATTTCATTCGAGGACATTTTTTTGTTTAAGAGCATATCCTTCATTTCAAGCAATATTTCTTTTTCTTCTTCGTTATACTCAGGAAGATCTGTCACTGTATTAAATTTGTACCCATACAACCTTTTAAATGAAGGAAATTCACCTTTCTTTGCTTTAGCCAATCTTCCTCGCTTTGAGTTAGCATGAATTTTCGCCTTATTGTACTGTGCAATTGAACCTTGAATGTTGTACATCAGCATTGATTCAGGATCATGAGGATTTACTTCAAATTCAATAAACTCGATATCAACACCCATACCCCATATTCTTCTTGATACCACACCCTGTAAGGTGTTATCTCTAGTTAGACGATCTGGGTGTAATACTATGAATTTTTTTCCTAGTCCTTTTTCTAATAAATATAAGGCGTGATTAAGAGCTGGCCGGTTTGGATCATCTCCCATGCCCCCCGGTTCAACTAACGCAATTATTTCGCTTTCCTTGTATCCAAATTTAGAGATTGCTCTTTCTTTACACCTTTCTATTTGTGACTCAATTGAAAAACCCTTATTAGCTTGATCTGTTGTTGATACTCTGGCATAAATCAATGCATTAATTTTGCCAATCAAATGCATTATATTGTCCGTACTTAGCTTTTGATCTCCCTTTAATATAAGCAATAGATCATAACCTCCATATTGCTTTATCTTTTATGTCTGTATATAAGCACAAGTATACCATGGGAAAAACAGGTATACTTGTTTTACCTTATGCTTTTTTATACTTGTACATTAATGTAGCTGCAAAATCATAAAATTCTTTAGTTGATATCACCTCTTCAACCCAATTTTCTACATCCTGATTAATAACTGTGGTTACCTTATAGTTTTCTGCGCATTCTCTTCTTTTGCTCATTGATGCACCACTCCCATAGATGACTTGTCATCAATGTATGAATTAAGTGGTTTGTCCAATAACTTGGATTTCTTTATCAATTCATCGCAAAGTTTGTTTAGATAATATGTATAATTCACTTTCTTTTTCATCCAGCGCACTTCTGTACCGATCTCTTCACAAATTGCTATCGGGATACTGGACTTGTTAACTTTATTATTATATGTGTGTTCTAACTGCTTTTCGGCTATGTTTTTGTATTTCAAAAATTCATCAATATGTACGAAATAAACCTTGTTCTCAGGCTCTCTAAACTGAAACAGAAAACCAGGAATTATGTTTGGGTACTGTGCTGCCTCTTTTAAATGTTTAATCTGCTGCCCTTTTATGATCTTCTCACTGAAGGAAATGGACTTGTTCTTTGTCGACTTAAGCTCAAAGGGGAACAAGTATCCATTAAAATGCAGGAAACAGTCATATTTGTTTTTTGATACTGATGCTCCTCTTTTCAAGAACATCGGATTAACGTCTTTAATCCGGTAGAAGAATAACTTCTGATCTATTGCAGATTTTTCAATATTCGTTTCAAAAACTTTCCCTTGATTGTTTGCTCCCAATCAATCACTCTCCTAATCTATATTGAAGGTAAATTCTGTATGTGCTAAAATCGTTGCTGAAAGAGGTGTACTAAGTGAAAAAACAATGGAAACCAGTTGATTCAAGACTCAATGAGCTCATGCATGAACATAGCGTTTCAATTGATGATCTTGTTGAACGTACTGGATTATCAAAACAACTTATTAATGATTATGTAGTTGGTTTTAAATCAAATATGAATATTGGAACTGCAATGACAATTGCTGATGCTATAGGTTGCTCTATCGAAGAGCTTTATGTATGGAACTTTAAAGAGCGCAGACAATTGGGTCAAATAACTTACAAGGTGGTTCCCTTTTTGATCCACCTGATTTCTTGCATTAATTCCTCATTATTGTCAGCTAAGTTAATTAAGTTACGGTGCGCTCTTTGCAAATCTTTTTCTTCAATGGCCTCCTTTACGGTTTTCATTTGTCTATCCATTTTGTTATACAGTGTATGAATTGAATGATAAGTCTCGTTAATTTTTCTCACTTCTTTCTCATATATACATTCACAAGATTTCTGACCTCACTCCTTATTTGATTGGATTATAATTAAATGTGTTATGTACATGAATGGATGTTTCATGGCTTTTTGCAAAAAAATATTCTTTAATTGGATTAACTTTATTTGCTGGTGATTCTTGATTTTCTTTAATATAGATACCGACTAAAGAATCTATAGTATCAGCACAATAATTAGATGCACCACTTTGTAAATTGATTAATTTCAGCATTTTATTTTTATCTTTATAAATCAGATAAGGTGTTTGAGTCCCATTCTTTCTAACAACAAAAAAGATATCATTTGGTTGCACCGAGTATGTCTTTTTGTAGCGACTTTCATCAATATTTTTTAAATTCATTTGACTCTCCTTTTTAAATTAAAGATTTATTATGGTATCAATATTATGCATTATGTATATCGTTTCTTGATTAGTATTTGTCTTTAATTAGTTAATGGGCAACAAGTATATCAGGCTCATTCACTCTATATGGGAATTCTAAGTGATCATCAAAGTAATGTACTGTGGTATGCGGACTATGGAAATTTCTATTATAGTCACTAGTTCTCATTTTTATTGTGCTACGGCTATACATCTCTTCCCACTTTAAATAAGCAACTTTATTGTTTACAGTGTCAACTAATGCTAGAACATCAAAACTATTTTCTGAATACACATTGTTAGATCTTCGAATATCAAATACCAACTTATCATTTAAAATCTTATTAGAAGCTTTTACTTGAATTTTAAAAGATTTATCATTTTTTATAGCTACAATATCAATTAAACTTCCGTTGTTCATTGGTGCAAAAAGCTCAAACCCCTTTTTAGTTAAGTCATATAAAACTAGAAACTCTCCACAATCACCAGTTTTTCTTTTTTCATCTTTTAACATCCCCACATATTACCTCCACTAATTTTATTTTATATTTGTATAAAAGACCGATTTTATTTAGTTGTTTGACTTAACTCAACTGGCTCATAATTAGTCAATTCATGAAATTCTTCCTTCTGATGTTGGCTCATTTTTATTGGTTTTACCCACTTCATCTTTGAAGGCTTAATCTTGTAGTCGCTGCTTACATCTTCTAAAAGTTCATGTTTACCTCCTTTCATTGAAATAACCCTCCCCAAATTACTCCTGCAGCTATGGCAGCTATAAAAACAGAAACGAATTTCAATATTATGAAGAACTTGATATGCTTTGTTTCATCTTCAGTTAAGTTCAAATCTGATAAAGCGAATAAACCAAACATAATCAACAAAATCCATGCTGTAACAATCATCTACTTTGAACCTCTTTCGACTGTATGTCCGCCGGTAATGTCATTTAAGATCGTGCTACTTGAAGAAAGCTTGTTGCTCTCACTATCTTTATTTTTAGTGTAATTAATAAAATCATCGAACTGGATCAAATACACTCCGTAAGCTGTGTTATTCAATCTTTCAATGGTATCTTCACTAGGTTTAGAAAACCAGCTGTCAGTACCTTGGCCATACACTTCAAAAATCTGAATTATCTCGTCCTTATACTCAAAGTAAGCCAGTTTATTTTCAAATTCACATTCCTCATCAACTGGATTCCCCACATGATTTGTCGCATATTCCATCATTGAAGTAAGCATGTAACCTAATTCAACGTCCGAGAAACTTAGTTGAGGCTTAGGTGTTCCATAATAAATATCAGCCTCATTTAGAGATCCCCTCTGATTAACTTCTTTCATGATCTCTTCGATAGCAGTGTAGCCTTCATGAATAATAAAATCTCTTCGCATCTCGTCTCTTCGTTTATATTCCTGTAAGAAACTTGTTATCTTAAACTCTGTATTCTTCATTTAACTCCTCCTTGTATGAACCGATTATTTCTGGTATCCGTTGAAAGAAAGTAATAATGCAATCCCTAGCATCAAAGGGATATTCGCAATCAATTTCAGCACTGGATATGTAGTTTTCGTATTCGATGCTCGATATTAGTTTAGGATTATAGGGTAACTCGAATTGCAAACACCTTTTCAGTATAGGTAGTTGCTTATTGATAAAATTCAAGAACTTCTTCTCATACTCAGGAACCTGTTCATATAGTTTGTTTACAAGCTCTTCAATTGTATCTGCTTGCACCTTGTAGAGATTCTCGAACAGTTTTTTGTTGATGTCCATCAATTGGTATAAAGTCTTAACTGTTTTATACTTACCAGTTAAAGTCACTCCCCACCAATCAAACCGCTCAACTGCGTTCTTCATATACGCAACCCCTTTATAAAATTAGGCAACTTCTATCTTAATTTTCCCACCCTTATAAAACCCAGAATTTTTATAAGATCTTCTTTCAACCTCTAATTGTTGCACAGTTGGATATCCTCGCCATATCCCTTCCAGAAAACATCGTTTATGAAAAGGCGATAGTTCCATTTCAAATTGCTCCAACTCCTTTTTCAAATGAAATCAACATTTTATTTAAACTATTCTTAAACAACCTAGCTCGCTTGATCAGATCCCCTTACAATCTTTACTGCTGTAGTTAGTTCATTACGATACTCCTCTTCTTGTACAAACTTCTTTCTCACTAAATTCATAAATTTGTTGAACTCACTTTGCCCCTGACTCCCCCACTTAAAGTCATTTAATAAGTGTGCATTTGTTCTTGATAAATAATCATCTAATTTAACCATCGTTACCACCCCTCTTTCTTTTTTAAATAAAATTAGAATTTTAATTCCTCTTACCTTAAATTAATAACATCAACTTTTGGTATGTCTCTTAACCTTGATACGCTATCGTGATAAACAACTCCAACAGTTTCACCTTGAAATTGCTTTCCAATGAAATCTTCAACCTTCTTGAGTGCCACTCTAAAATTTCCTTTACGCAAAAAGCGGAATTCGATTTGTCTTGAACTTACAGTTAGAAATAAACCGATGTCTTCCTGTATCCCAGAGGAGAATCCCAATACTGGTTTACCCAATTGCATCTTGAAGTCAATTTCACAAAGTTTAATTAACATTCTTAAGGGAAGCCTCTTGCTAAGAACTAATGAAAATGAATGTGGCAATATGTATCCCCCTATCTAAACCTATGATTCAGTCCATGCTAATTTATGCTCCATGGCCAATAGACATTAAAATCACCCTCTCTTTGTAAAAACGTGTATAATCCCTGAAAAAGTCTCCATAATATGATTCAAACAAGCTTGTTTTCATTACACTTTAGGAGATGAATAAGATGGCTCAACAAAGTAGATCAAGATCAAACAACAATAATGAGTTATTAGTTCCTCAAGCAGCTTCAGCTATTGAACAAATGAAACTTGAAATAGCTTCTGAGTTTGGTGTCCAATTAGGTGCTGAGACTACATCTCGTGCAAACGGTTCAGTTGGTGGAGAAATCACTAAACGTTTAGTTCGCTTAGCTCAACAAAACATGGGCGGTCAATTCCATTAATTTATGAGGGGAATAATTCCCCTCTCTTTTTAAGTCTCTCTTCTAAACCATACAGAACTAATGGTATTGTTTACACCCCTTTTTATGTTGCTACTATTATTAAGCTCCTCGACTTGCACTGTATAATGTCTGTACCATTTTATTACCTCCTTTGATTGCCACTCGATAAATTGCATTCTCTTTAAAATACAGATTTTATATTAATTTAAAAGTAATAACTAATTTCTTTTTTATCCATAACTTTTCGGATTGTTCGCTCATGTTTCGATCGTTTTCTTTTATCACTGCCTTTCACTCTTGTTTTTTCAAACATTCCGTCGTAAGTCCAATCATATCCGCTATACTTTTTAAACACCGTCGTCTTCAGGCGTCTATGATACGTCACTCACCGCCCGCCTCTTCGCGTGAGTCGTCGATGATTTTATAGCCGTATTTACGCGCATCTTTCAAGTATATTGCTGCACCACCGGAAAAAGGCGGCCAACTGTCGTCTTCAATAACTAGTGCTTTGTGAACCCCGCTATCATCCGATATAAAATCGCCCACCCGAACCTCAGTCGGCTGCGGCGCGTTCAAGTATTCGTCCGGCACCGCCAGGCTTAGCGCACGTCTTAGCGCGATTGCTTTACCGATATGAACGTTGAAGCAGTCGTCAGGGGCGGCTTTGGCGATGCCCCGCGCTAAGACGACCGTACCGCTATAAGCTCCCTTTAATAAGGCGACTACTGTCCGCTTTTCTCGATTTACTATGAACTCCGCATTCGCACCAAAGAGATCGACTTTGTAATCCGAAGTATTTCCGTTCACCATTCTTCCCGGCGATTTTAAAACTTCGATATCCGCCTTCGCCTGCTCAACGATTTCATCACGGCGGGCTTGGACGCTTTTCTCTGGCTTCCATAAACGTTCCTCTAGCGTCGTACAAACCGGAGTCGTTACCGTATTTACATCGCCAGGTACAATAACAACGTCTTGATTCGTTTTTGCATAGTGAACTACGAATCTATAAGAATATGCTCCGCCAATAACGATATCTCCAAAACGAGATTTATAACCGAAATATTTATCGTCCTTCTTTTCAAATACCGTATTCGCATTATTAATCAGCAATTTATTTTCCAATTCGCCAACTCCTTAGATATCATTTAATTTTTGCGTCAGATGAATAAATTGATCATTTAACTCTTTGAATTTTTCCTTATTTATGTATGCTTTATTTTCCCTAAACAAAAATAGATCCCGATATGCTTTTCTATTCCTGTTAATAATTTTAGTCGCAATAGTTGAGCTTACCCATTCTTCATTTACTATCTGGTTTAGGATTTCACCAAGTTCGAATAGAATTTCTAGTTTCTCTTTGTTTTGCTGTGTTTCAAGTCTTAACAATTTCCTCTGTGTTTCAAGTTGCATTGTTTCAAATTTGTATTTCTTTTTCTTCAAGGCTGCTATCTTTTCATATGCATGTGTTTTATTTCCCGTCTCCAATAAATCACCTCCTTAAAGTTTGAATAAAATATTAGTTTTATCAAAATGCATATTTTTTGTTTTTGTATTTTAAATAAAAAACTGTTATTTCATCAACCTCTTGTTATTATATTATACATATTTTTTATTTTTGTCTATATTTATTTTCAAAAGTTAGGAAGGAATAATTGTATTTGTTCTTTTCATCGGCTTCATTATGTTGTTTATTAGTCACTTTCCAATGATCATCTAACATTGGGAAATATGAATCTGCTTCATTTGACTCTGAATCAACAATTGTCAAATACACTTTATCAGCGTAGGGCAAGAATGCTTTGTAAATCATACTTCCCCCTATCACCATCACTTCCTCATCAGTGTTAACTTGACCTTGAATGAGCTTTAAGACCTCCTCAATTGAATGATACACAAAGGATGAATAATCTGGCTTAAAGTTCTGATCCCTAGTAAGTATAATATTCCTTCTATTCTGTAGAGGCTTACCTGTCATACCGATAATTGATTCGTATGTTGATCTTCCTTGAATACATATTTTCCCCTCAGTTTTTTCTTTGAAATGTTTCATGTCAGCAGGCAAATGATACAGTAATTTGTTTTGATGTCCAATGGCCAGAGTTTTATCACAGCAAGCAATAAGAGATAGCATTAAACCGCTACCTCAAATGAAAGCTTGTCTCCATGCTTATAGTTGATTAACTTGAAATCATCGATTGTAAAATGATAAAAATCTTTCACTGCAGGATTGATCCATAGTTCAGGTGCTTCAAACTGTTCTCTTTCCATTTGAATTTTCAAATTGTCTATATGACGTGTGTACACATGGCAATCCCCAATGTTAAAGATATATTCACCAAGCTCATAACCAGTCACTTGAGCAATCATGCGCTGCAACACATTGTACTGGAATACATTGAATGGATTTCCCAATGCCATGTCATTGCTCCGTGCTCTTACCTCGAGGTGGAGCTTACCTTGCTTCACATACCATTGAGTTTCGTATACACATGGCGTTAAGGACATTGCGTCTAAATCATCAGGATTCCACAGCATTGTAATATGTCTGCGTGAAGACGGGTTGTTCTTCAATTGATGAAGAAGATAGTCTACCTGATCCACTTTTTCTCCATTTAGAYTYCTGTTTTTCTTCCCCAGCTGAAATCCATATGCATGTCCGATGGTGCCGTCTTCTTGTTTCCACTGATCCCAAATATGTACGCCCATCTTGTTTAAATCATTAACATCATTAGATTTCAGCTGCCAAATCCA